ACAGCTAGAAATAAATACTCCGTGTTTGTTTCTGTATCAGCAGGGTGTGCAATGCGTTGTGCTTTTTGTTATCTGACAGTGAAAAAGTGTGGTTATACAAAATTATCCGCTAAACAAATAGAGCAGAATGTTAAAGATGCAATAGCAGCAGAAGTAGCACACAAACCTGAGCTTAAAGACAAATACATAAAATTTTCATGGATGGGTATGGGTGATGCATTACCATACGGGGATATTGTATATCAAGTTTCTATAAATGTACTTAATTGGGTTTTTGCTAACGGTTATGCAAAAGGCTTGGATGGGGTGGATTTATCCACTGTATACCCTAATGTAAAAAATATTTATTTTAATAAATTTATAGAATTAAATACAGCCTTAGAATTATATGATATTAATCCAGAACATATTGATGGTAGAAGTCCTTTTAGACTATTTTACTCATTACATTCTGCTTTTCAAAAAACACGCAGTGGTTTAATTCCAGGTACTCTACCTATAATAGAAGCTGTATCTGCTTTAAATATTCTTTCTGCGTTAGAAGGCATTGATGTATTATACCATCAAGTTTTTTTACAGTCATGCAATGACTCCTTGGAAGAGATTAAGGAACTTATTTCTTTTATGGATAGTCCAAGTAATTACAACAAAGAATTACGCATCTTACGTTTTAATACTTGTGATGGATCTGCTTTTAAAGAAACAACAAATTTTAATACAATAGTAAAAACACTTTCAGATAATATCAGTAAATTAAAATATCAAGTATCCACCGGATCGGAAGTAAAGGCTGCATGCGGACAATTTTTACTTAAAAAGTTTAAAAGTAATTGACAATCTTTATTTAATGTCTTATACTTTACTTAATTACAGTTAAGTATTTTATACCTACGCATAGCAAGCTAACCATTGTTGTGTGTAGGCCTAACACAAACAGTGATTAAATCACTACAAAACGATGGAGGAATGTATGAATAAATTGTTAAGTATTATAACAATCTTACTCTGTTTTAGTTTTATGGTAGCGGGTACATCTATTGCTAAGGATGATGAGCATAAACGCGATAGAGAGTCTTACAAACAAGAAAAGAAAGTTAAAGATAAAGAGTGTCCTTCGTGCGAGGAATGTAAAGATAGAGAGTGTCCTTCGTGCGAGGAATGTAAAGATCAAGTTTGTCCAGAATGTCCAGACCCGGTTTGTCCAGAATGTCCGGACACTGTTACTAAGTTTTTACCGTCACCCGGCAACGCACATGGAGTAAATCATGGCGAGAGAGTAAAGCGTGAAGGTGTTGGTGTATGCAGAGACTGTCATAATGGGAAGGACTCAGTGGTTGCATTCGACAAGTTTATCTGCGCTCAATACGATTTCGTATTTAACGGTAGAAAGGTAGCCGACGGAAATGGGGGTTTTGTTAAAGACCCTATGAGTGGTGATGAAATTGTATCTGGGGGCGGGATCGCTGTACTGCTAAAAGGGGATATTATAACATGTAAAATGTGCCACTATCCACATGCCACACCTGGTTTTAGGAAAGAAACATACCTTATACATCAGGGCTGCTTGGACTGCCATGTTACAGTGGGCTCAGGTGAGGTAAAAGATGGGGTTGACGGGGACACAGGCACCACCCCTACCCCTACCCCTACCCCTACCCCTACTCCTGGTACAGGTACCGTTGACCCTACTGGTTTTATTATGACTCCGTGGCAAAACTTATGTAGCACCTGTCACAGTAGGAAAACTTGGAATAGTGGGCTTCATGATACCCATGCAAAACGTAATATTGCTTGTACTAAGTGTCATACATTAAAATAGTATTAGCATAGATTAAAATAAATAATAAGATGACCGTGGTGGTTAGACTGTGGTCATCTTATTATTTATTAAATAGGAAAAGTGGCCGAGTGGCTGAAGGCGGCGGTCTTGAAAACCGTTGAGCGAAAGTTCCGTAGGTTCGAATCCTACCTTTTCCGCAATTTTATTGACTATGGAGAGGTGACCGAGAGGCCGATGGTGCTCGCCTGCTAAGTGAGTGTAGGGTTAAAAGCTCTACCGAGGGTTCGAATCCCTCCCTCTCCGCCATATCTAATATTTTACACTGGAAATAAATTAACATTATGAAATATAAAATATTATATTATTACGTACAAGATATCCTTTAAGTTTATTAATTTAACTTAAAGGAGAATCTAAATGCACACAATTAATAAAGATGAAAGAGTTTATTTGGTTGATAGGGATAACAACTATGAGGAGTTCAAATCTTACACAGACTTTTTATTAGCTAGATACCGCAAACGCCAATGGCGTGATCCTAACAGAAAAACATTACGTGAATATTTTCGCCCAAAAAGTATTGCTAAGGAGTTATCACAAAATATTGGCAACAACTGGAATGACACTTATATTTATTTTGAGCCTATAAAGACAGGAAGTTGGATAGGTAAAGATATAAGAAGCACCGTTGATTTCCTACTTCTGGATGCTAATTTTAGAGTAATAAATACAGAACAAATAGAAAAAGATCTTGACAACTACGTGCCTAAAAAGTATACTAAACGTAACAGGTTTAAAGAGTATGAGTGGTTAGGTTTCCGTAATGGGCCTGTCCCTTATACAGGCAAAAGAAAATGGCATTTTAGCCACTATTATAGACGCCCTAAAACAACACAAGAACGGCGTTTAAGTTGTGGACATGCTCCCTATGTACGTGCTTGTAGGAATTTAATGAATTTAGCTAATTCGTGGGATGATACATATAGAAGTGACTTTCATTCTACTTGTTGGAAAGATTGTACAAAAAAGAAAAAACAGTGGATGAGGTATTAAGCTATGTATTTTTTTAGCGGGGATTGTCATTACGGTCATTTCAATATCATTAGGTACTGTGCGAGGCCTTTTAGTACAGCGCAAGAAATGAATGATGAAATTATACGTAGACACAATGAAGTAGTTAAGGATGGAGATGTGGTTATCCACGTCGGTGATTTTAGCTTTCAGCCACGTGAGAAATATGTGCGACAACTTAATGGTAGCCACGTCTTTATTCGCGGTAATCACGACCATAAAAAGGATAAATTCTATGGTGATATTTGGGAACGTACTATTGAAGGACAGAAGATAGTTTGTTCTCATTATAGTTTACGAGTATGGAATGCGAGTCACTATAATAGTTGGAATCTTTACGGGCACAGTCATGGCAAACTACCTCCTATTGGTAAGAGTTGGGATGTTGGTGTAGATAACAATAATTTTTATCCCGTATCTTTTACCAAGCTTACGGAGATAATGGCTAATAGACCGGACAACTCTAATTTAATACCAAAAAGATTTTAGGTTGACAATGATTACAGCGTATGGTATACTAATAAACATATACCACAATAAAGTAATATGTTTATTAAGGAGTATAAAATGAATGATATACTATTAAAAAGCAACATATTAGTAGTAGCAAAAATTCTACGTAAAACTAAGGCCCGTTTATTTAAAGATCTGAAAATTGGAGATAAAATAACATTTTCTGTCCCAATTAAACACGCGGGCTCTAATAGAGGTACTACGTATTCTACGTATATAGAAACAAAAAATGTAGCTACTGGGGAGGTAGTTTTAAATTCTTTTAATCAACTGCCTCCATTATTAGAAACTTTAATATTAGAAGAAGCTATTGACAGTTAAATAATTTTATGCTATAATACTAAGCATAAAAGGGAGAGTTATACCGTAGATGGCAGCGGGTCTGACTGTAAATCAGATGCGGAAGCTCGGGTGGTTCGACTCCATCACTCTCCACAACAACCCTCTTCCTTAGCGGGATAAACATCCCGGTTCTGACTAGTCATCAGAGCAACATCGAGTGACTTCGATAGACTTTGGAAGAGGGGACGCTTTAAAGGAGACAAGATGCTTAAAAACTGGTTTATGCGTTTATGTGAAGAACGAGATGAAGCATTAATGAAACAAACTTACGGTGATAAGCCTGGAGAATATCGCCCTAAAACATTAGAAGAAATTAAATTAGAACATCCTAACGAGTCAGAAGAAGTGATAGGCTATTTATACGAGTTCGAATTAGAATGTTGGGGTTTAAAAGAGCCAGATCTAATTAAAGTTTGATAATAAGGAGCTATGGAATGTATGCTTATAAATTGGTTTTACTTAATGGTTTAGAAGTAGATTTACTAGGCACTACATGTACTTATTTGTCTATTTCACGTGATTCGGGCAGATCCAGGAATCAAAATTGTGACCCATTAGAAGTAATAGCTGACCATAATAATGATAACACTTTTATAGAAGTAGGTAAAATGTTAATACCAGTTAGATCAATATTATTTGTTGAAAGTTACACAGTAGAGTACTAAACAATTGAGGTAAATTATGGCCATACCCACAAAAGAAACATTGTTTGAGCAAGCAGAACTTAAAAATATAGTAATGCTGTTGTTTGACACTTTATCTTACAGTAACCAGGCTGCTATTATAGAAGCATTAGTTCCACACTGGTCACACAAGTTGTTTGATAATTACCCAGATAGTGTAGCTTTTAGAAAATTACCTACACTGCTTTTTGAAAATACTGAAACCAAGTATGAATACTATAATGGTGGTAGCTGGGGTATAGAGGGTAATTATCCCGTGGAGTATTGTGGATGTAAACTATGTGGTAAAACTTGTCGTTGCGACGATACTTACAAGCATATAAAAGAATGTAAAAAGCACAACGAGTTGTTAAACAATTTAAACAGCTTGGATGAGTATGTATTTTATTTAAATACTATGGGTATTAAACTAACTATAAAATAAGTAGTGACAACTCAGTTAATACATGTTATACTATTAACAAGTTTAGTAGTTAAGGATAAGAATTATTAAAAACTAAATAGGAGCGAGGAAATTACAGACATGGCTAGAATAGAAGAAACTCTAAACACATTAGACTCAGCAGCTATTAGTAACCATAGAATTTTTTTTAGTAGAATTAAAGAAGTTGAACAAGAACTTGGGATTGGCCGAGATTACGCAGCGGCAATAATTTATTTACGAAGTAAACCTTATTGGACACAATCGTTAGAAGACGATTTAATCACAATGAGTAATAATGATGAAGTACTACCAAATATGTTAGTTTATGGTAAACAAATTAATAATACCAACAGTACTATTATAGAGGATTAATACATGTTCGCACCCGACTTTTTAGATTTTCACCCTGAATGTTCAGATCCTAATTGTATTAATAATAATGAAGACTCTTCTTATGTTTGCCCTACTTGTCAAGCAGCATGGAAGGAACACATGAACGGTTTATCTGACGAAGATTTGTATGAGTTTTATAATTTTAACCAACAATATTTACAAGACGAGGAAGTAACCAGTGAAATAGTAAAACAACTTGGTCTTGATATTGAATCACCCTCAGAGTATCTTCAAAAAATAAACTTTGAGTTTTTTAATCATTTATTTTTTACAAGAAATAAATAATAAAATGTGTCGCGGCATCGAGAAAAGGCTTCTCACAGGGTTCATATCCCTGGTTATGTAGGTTCGAGTCCTACTGCCGCTACCAATTTTAACTAACTTTAATATATATATATATATATATAGGCCTAGATCGCTAAGGGGTATAGCAGCAGTTTTGTAAGCTGTCGTGGTAAAACACATCGGGGGTTCGAATCCCTCTCTAGGCTCCACTTATTATTATGTTTATACAAATACAATAATTTTTTATTTAAGTGTCAGGAATTATTATATGTTTTATGTTGTATATAAAATAACAAACATCATTAATAATAAAATTTATATAGGTTGCCATAGAACTGCGCATGTTGATGACACATATATGGGTTCAGGGCGGCATCTTATAGCCGCTCAACGAAAATACGGTATACAAAATTTTAAAAAAGACATCCTGGCCGTATTTGATAATCACGAGGACATGTCGGAGCTTGAAGAAATCTTAGTAAACAAAGACTTTGTTAAACACCCATTTACATATAATTTAATTGAGGGCGGCTATAAAAATATAGCTACCATAAATGAATTCAAATTAAATTTATATGGGAAAAATGGCCAAAAAGGTTATGGGCAAGAAAATTTAGTGTGTGGTAATAAATTAAAGACACTTTTAATAGCTTCTGGCAGATGGGAAAAGTATAAAGATAAAATTAGTAAATCCCATACCGGTAAGCATAAAGGGACTAAAAACGCTTTTTACGGTAAAAAGCATACACAAGAAACTAAGAATATAATTGGTAGAAAAAACTCAATAAAGCAAGCAGGACAACTTAATTCTCGCTATGGTACCGTGTGGATTTACTGCCCTTACACTCATGAAAGTAGGTCCATAAACAAAGAAGAACTTAATACGTTGGAAAATTTGGGTTGGGTTAGAGGACGAAAAATTAAATAGGTATAGACTTTACTTAACTACAAGGTAGATAAATGATTATAGATAAAGAAATTTCGTATTGTAAGCACACTATTTTTATGTTAAAAGACTGGTCCGCCTTTCAAATAGCTATGCGCACCTGTCTTACAAAAGGGAGGATGCACAATGCTTACAACCCCAATAATGCAAAAAACATCCTTAATGACGGTAGATGAACTTAAAGAGATTGAAAAGAAAAATAAAAAGAAGCTTACGAAAGTTTTTTCGAAAGGCCCCAAAGAAGCCTGTCCAACTGCTACAAACAAAGGAACTATCTTAGATATAAGGATTTAATATGTCTTCAATCAGTAGCGTATCTAATTTTATATCTGAGTTACTACCTCAAATCAATAATTGGAAATCCGCCACCATTTGGGATAGTTTTAAAACAGAACCCAACTCAGCAAGTGCCTTTATACAAGACCTGATGAACACAAAATCAGCTCTTGATGTGGCACTTTTGCGTTTTAATGGTGCGGTTAGTGGTAAAGCCGCCGGCCAAGATTTGGACTACAATAAATACTTTGAATATCCCAATACCAGATTATTTAAACTCGCTGCAGAAATAACCAAAGGCACTACAACAGATACTGAAAAAATGTATGCTGTTGAACAATGGGTAAATAGCAATATTACTTATCAAACTGATGACATGAACTACGGCCCCGATGAGTACTGGGCTTACCCAACAGAGACGCTTTTACATAAGGACGGGGATTGTACTGCTAACTATGAGGAAATTTGGACAAAGGATGGCCTCAAAGAAGTAGGCGCTTTACAAGTAGGGGACATAGTTCTATCTTATGACTTTAACAAAAAAAGTTATTGTTATAAACCTGTGCTTAAAATATGGGAGAAGGGAAATCTACCTATTTTTAGGGTGAAATTTACTAATGGTACCTGGATAGACGTGACAGAGGACCACCCTTTCTGGACTAGGCGTGTACAAAAGTATTCTGACTATGAGAAAACTAAGCTATGTGATATAGACCTTAGCAGGTGGTGGAAACGTAAAATACCTTGTGTTAAAAAACTACCATATGTAATTAAAGACATTGACTGGCTTACCGAAGATTTATGTTTTGTTATAGGGCATTTTTTAGCTGAAGGTGATACAGACCGTAGTCACGTTAGAACAAGTGGTTATGATGTACCCACAAGTATAGTACCTATTTTGGATAAATATAACATACCATATAGTATTACTACTAATAACAGTGGTGTGCCCTACCTTAATTTTTTGAGCTCAAAGTTGAAGCAGTATTTAAGGCTTTGTAAAGTCAATAGTTTTGATATTAATATACCGGAAGAACTATTTTACTTGCCAGCGAATAAACTATATGCTATAATAAATGGACACTTTCTTGGGGATGGTCATTACTCAAAATATGCTGAAAACTCTAACAAAGAAAAGACCTATTCAACTAGCTCGTACAAGTTAGCTTACGACCTACAGAGACTGCACATGCAGTTGGGCATACCTATTCATATGTGGTTACAAAAAGACCATAAAGGGGTGGGCAACAAACCCATATGGCGACTTAGTTATAACTCTAATAGCTATTTTGCAAAGGACTACGGGTACGACGGTATAAGCGAAGTGTCCATACACAGTGTTAAACCTATGGGCAGCACCAATACTCGTGACTTTATGGTGGCTGATACTCATACGTTCGTAAGTAAGTTTGGTCATATATGCCATAATTGTGAGGATATGGCTTTCCTTATAACAAGTTTGGCATTACATTCCGGTGTAGACCCCTCACGTTTAAGAATGTATGGTGGTTTAGTTAAAGCCGGCACAGGGGCTATGTCAAGTAGCTCCATAGCGGGACATGGTTGGGGAGCATTCAAACGGGACGATGGTGAATGGGTGCCGATAGAGGGTTCATACTACGCCACTGACTTAGCAATAGATGAAAGAGTACCACTTAAAGATAATTACAACTATGTAGAAGATTTCTGGTATGTCACAAAAGATGGTGTGGTAGATGCCACATGGCGTAATTACATAAGAAATCCAGATCTGGGTGCTACGATGACTGCAGAACACTACAAAGGTTGGAGTATTAATACAAGGGTGTAATAAAAGTTGTTGACATTGTATTGTACATGTGCTGTACTACCCATAATTAAGGCAATGAATTATTAATTTTAGACAGGAGGTTTTTTAACATGACTGGAGAATTAGCGATAGCAAAAGAAGTTTCTACACAGGACCTTGTGGCCAATTTTGAGCGCGGGTTAGAAGGTATGTTTGAATTTTTTGAAAATTATTCAGGGCAAAATGCGCAACGAAGTGATACAAAATTATATAAAGTTTATCAAGCTTGTAGATATATGTACTTAGCTAAGGGTAAGCGCCGTGTGCATACTGAGGGCACCTCCTCTAAGGCAGACTTAACCTTTAAGCACGTGTTTAACTACGGTGGATTTGTAAGTCAAGATACAATCACTGTTGATGCCACTTATATGAATAAAGAAGATTACTATAATGATCTTTTAGACATAGCTCCTATCCATGGTTTAGAAATTAGAGCAGCAACACAAAGCCTCGCTAAAAATAGTGCAAATATGGCTAGAGATATATTAGGTAGGCATGTACAATATAATAAACTTATGGAATACAGAACAGGTGTGGTCGGAAACTACTTTACTTTTATGGCTTTTCTGGATCTCAATGATCCAGAACACGTGCACTCTAGAGCTAGATATTTGTCGCTGTTAAGTAAAGGTGTAAATGTAGTACTTGTTCCTTATAGACAACTTGACTCTTCTGTTTATATCGATACAACAAGTGTTTACGTGCCCAGATCAGTGTCATTAACTACATATATTGAATCACTTTAACTGGTATGGATTTTTACAAAGATATATTAAGAACTGATGAGTTTAGAAAGTTATCCGGGGCACATTTCACGCCAGAAAATATTGTAGAAGAAATGTGCTCCACCGCTTTGAACTTATTAGACACAAAAAAGTGCCCAAGTATTTTAGACTTGGCGGCAGGCACTGGTGTGTTTGCTTATTATTTTATTGGTATGTTGTCAGCAAAATACGGGATGCCTCTTGATGAAGCAGCTAATTTGGTAACACTTGTTGAGAAGGACACTACTTTTGTTATCGAGGCTAGAAATATTTTTTCAAATCTATCTATACACCCAACAATACTTGAAAGCGATGCCCTATTTACAAAAAAACTATTAAAAAATACATATGACATTGTAATTGGTAATCCGCCCTATATAAGACTACAAAATTTAGATGACTCATATAGGCCTTTACTAAAAAATAATTATACCGTCTGTGCTAATGGCGCAACTGATATATACTATGCTTTTATACAAAGGGCTTTAGAGTTAGTAAAACCAGGTGGTGTGGTTGCATTAATAACACCATCATCATATCTTAGATCTAAGGCCGGCCGTAATTTAAGAAATAATATAACTAATTATGTGTTTTATGTAAAAGACCATGGTTCTACTAAACAGTTTTCATGCGGCGCGTATACTGCCATACTTTATATGGTAAAAAATAAAGATTTGTTTAGCATAGATAAGACATTTACCTATAATTTATATGGTAATGACTATGCCATAGACAGAAACATGTTTGTAGACAATGGTATAGTAATACAAAACACTAAAAACGCAGTATTAGGGGATGTATGTAAAATTACAGGCGGTATTGCCACTTTACGAGACAACATATTTGTTTTAAAACCAGATAAAGTAGATAATACTTATATTTATGTAGATAATTTTAAAATTGAAAAAACAGCAGTAAAAAAACTTGTAAAATTATCAGTAGTAAAAACAGAAGCAGACATAATAAACACAGAGTATCAAATTATATTTCCTTACCTACCTGATTTAACTTGTTTGGATGAGAATAAATTTGCTACAAGATTTCCTGAAACATATAAATATCTTTTATACCATAAGGAGGAACTTTTAAAAAGGGACAAGGGTAAAAGTAAGGGATATAAATGGTTTGAATTTGGCAGAAAACAAGGCTTGCGCAATTTTGGAGGGCGGTGTATAGTTACATCTGCTCTAAACGATAAACCTAACTTTATTCTAACCTCTGAATTAGATAATAGCCTTGTTAGATCAGGTTTAGTTCTTAGTGAGTTTACTGTGGACGCTGAATTATTACTTAATAAATTAAATAGCACTGATATGTATGAATACATGAAGTATAATGGGCAAGTATACGCCGGTGATTGGCGCGGGTATACAGCAACAACATTAAAAAAATTTCCAATAGACCTATAATATAGGAGGACAACTATGATTTGGACGTAGGCCAGAGCACCACCGTGACTTTTAATTTGATATTAAACTAATTAATTTATTATTAATCAAATTAAAGGAGAATAATTATGTCACGGAAAACAAAACTGCCGCTACTTAAAGCAGAACTTAAACAATTGGCAAGCTCAATACGATCAACCAGGTTAAGCTACAAAGAAGCACAACGTGCTAATATATATAATAAATACACATTAGAGCTGTGCTATTTAAACAAACTTAAAGAAAAGTTTAGATATAAACATATTGTATATTGCTTATTACATGGTACTCCTATGGAAAAAATAGAGGTACCAGGATCACCTAATTACAATCCGCCGTATAGTAATTTATTGGAGGAGGTGATGAAGCAATATGAAAAAGATGTATGTGCTTGTTAGAAAAGATTTAACTAAAATACAACAGGCCATACAAGCAGGCCACGCCTTAGCTGAATATTTACTTAATTATAAAACCTCTTGGACCAACGGCACTTTAATATATCTGCAAGTCAAGAATGAAGATATACTTAAATACTGGGGTGATAAGTTAGATTTGATTGGCGTGGCCTGGAAGAGTTTTAGGGAGCCTGATATGAACTATGAATTAACTGCCATAGCAGCAGTAGCCGAAGATAAAGTTTTTAAAAAGTTACAACTATTATGATTGATCCAAACAACATAACAAACTATAATCAAACTACGGCTCAACTACAAGAGAGCCTACTATTCTGGGTATGTGCTGCTGGAAAGAACGGTAAGACAGCAGCACGTTGCCTAGAAACATTGCTCAATAAAATAACACATAATGATGAAACCCCATTTAATGCTATACTTACTTATGCTGCTAACAATGTAGGTACCCCGCTCCACGGTATAGATAACCTATTACGATCTTGTGGCATAGGTTGTTATAACAATAAAGCCAAAACTTTTATAGCTCTGGCTTGTTGTGGGTTGGATTTAAAAAAGTGCGCCGTAGAAGACTTAGAAAAAATACACGGCATAGGAATGAAAACAGCCAGGTGTTTTATTATACATAGTAGAAAGAACGCAAACTGCGCTGGGTTAGATACCCATATACTTAAATTTATGCGCCTTATGGGGTTTGATGCACCAAAAGCAACACCTACCAAAAGAAAATACTTGCAATTAGAACAAGAATTTGTTAAACTAGCATATAAATACAATAAAACGGTCGCCGAACTTGATTTAGAAATCTGGAACCATTATAGTGCTATCAAAAATATTACAGCATAAAGTCCCGTTGGCAGACAGGCGTTGCGGCGAACTCTAAACTCGCTTAAAGGGGTTCAATTCCTCTACGGGACAAAAAATATTGGAGGTAATAATATGTCAGATGAGTGTAAATGTAGTGATGAATGTGCTTGTCATATCTCAGGTGAATACGGTGGTATTGAAAACTCAGTAGGAGAAGCTGGCAAAGTACCATACATTAAAGAATGCAAGTGCGACAAAAAATGCAAGTCAGTTATAAAAGTTGTTGACGAAAACTGATTAATGTTATATACTATAAGCATGTGAGTAATAAAAGCAGTTATACGATAAAGGAGATTTTGTAATGGTAGATGATAATGTATTAAAACAATTGTACGAGCGTTTTGAGCTTAGAACACGTAAAGGTGTTGGTAACCAACAATTTAAATATATACCTAGCACTGATGTCATTGATAGAATGAATAAAGTATTTAAAGGTCGTTGGAGTACTAGGGTTTTATCGAGTGAGATAGTTGAAGATTCTATTGTTGTGCGTGTTACGGTGGAAGTAGCACCTAATGACAGAGAACGTTTTTGTCATGAAGGTTATGGTAGTTCGGCCGTAGCCAGATTTAGTAGTGGCCCCAAAGAGGGCAAGATTATTGATATCGGCAACTCATATAAAAGTGCGTTATCCACAGCAATTAGAAACGCCTGCACACGTTATGGTGTAGGGCTTTATTTAGAAGGTGATCATTGGACAGATGAGGAATATAATTCTGCTGATGATGGAGACGCCACAATTATGCCGCCTAGTTTAGAAAGATATAAAGAAAGTGGCGATATACCTCCAACTTTTGCGCCACCTAGTTTATCAAGGACAGAGGAAGAAGAAGAGGCACCAGTTACAGAAAGCACTTTTACTATGCCACCCACGACAGTTTTTTCTTCTGGGCCAGAGACAGCTCCACCCGTTAAACAAGAAATGGCTCCACCCGTGGTACAATTATCTTTATCAGAACGTAAGAATAAAAAGCCGACTGCTCCACCTAATACGTTTCCCACGCCGCCGGTTGATTTAAAAGAAGAACAAGTGCCTGATCAAGTTAAAAAAGTTATGGATGTGATGCCTAAGATACCGTCACCCACCAGTGATAGTTCTAATATACCCCAAATGAGCACTAAACCTTCTTATGGTGGTCCGGTAGGGGGCATTACGGATGTTCAGTTAGCCGCTTTGGATGCGCTTCTAAACTTACGTGGAGTTAAATATGAAGACTTGGCGTTGGCAGCTTTTGAAGCCAACACTATGGATACTAATAATATCCCAGCTATGAATCAACTTACTTATAAACAAGCTGTTGCTGTTATAAGTTATGGAAATCATTTATACCGTAAACAGTAAAGGAGACAACTAGATGTCTAAAAACGACTACCAAGTGTTTAGAGTTAAAATCAAAAAGGCAAATGATTTTGAAATTCTTGTGCTTCAACTACCAGAAGGGGAAATTGAAGATAAATTAGCCTATTTAACTAAGGAGAAAGGCCAGATTTCAAAAGGGATGTATGAAGACTATGTTATTGCTACCTGTGTGGCTAATATAAACCAACTACTATTTCAATTGGCAGGGGATAACTTTGAAACAGAAGATCTACTGGTTGTTAGATCAGAGGTTATGTCCGCCATTATAGAGCATAATCCTAAGTTGAACCCAGAAAATTTAGTGATAAATAGAAACCATGTCATAAAGCTTAAAATTAAAAACATGCCGGAAGACATTAAGGTACTCACAGATACTAAATTTTGGGATCAACCACCAGTAGTTGACTCTTTTAAGAGACCGACAACAACAGAAGTAACTAATACTAATAGTACTAAAAACAATACAGATTTAAATAAACTTTCATACGCTATTGTACAAAAATGGTGGAAACGTATTGGGCAGTATATCCAGATTAAACGTTTTTCTTCGGAAGATGCTGAGGCTATTTTAAAGAACAGATATTTTCATAATAGGACAAGCTTTTCTACCTTTGTTGTTTCTTTTTGTGTAGATGGCTTTGAAGAATTGTTCGCATTGTTAGATGACATGGGTATACCAAAACGGGTAGCACCTCCGCTACTGATGCACGAACTTTATGAGTTATGTAAGTCATGTAATACATTTCTAACTTATGAAAATGCACACGCGCTTTCAGATGAACCAGAAGAAGAGGACGATTCTTGTGGTGGCTCTTGTGGTAGCAAAAAAAAGACAGCCACCTCTGGTTCCATGGGGCAGTACGCTAATGGTAACAAAAAGAAGAAGAAATCTTTTAGAGATTTACCTAAGGAAGACTTATTAAATCTCGCAGATAATATGAAAATCATGCTGGTTGGTCAGGATGAGGCTGTGGATCAATTATCCGAGGCTATTCAACGTGCCAGTGTGGGCCTTAAAGCGCCAAATAAGCCTATTGGTTCCTTTTTATTTGCTGGTAGAACTGGCGTAGGTAAAACACAGGCCACCAAAGTTTTAGCTGATGAGCTTATTAAAGGAAGAGATAATTTAATAAACATTGACTGTTCTGAGTATTCCGCAGATCATGAGTATGCTAAACTAATTGGCTCTCCAAGTGGTTACGTTGGACATGAGGCTGGCGGTTTTCTCACCAATGCTGTTATGAAAAGCCCTTTTAGTGTCATTGTATTTGATGAGGTTGAAAAAGCTTCTAGGAAAGTACATGAACTACTCCTTCAAATTCTTGAAGAAGGAAGGCTGACTGATGGCAAGGGTAAAACAGTTGATTTTAATCAGACCATTGTTATTATGACCTCTAATGTTGGTGTGGATGAAGTAGAACGCATCAGAAAAACAATTGGTTTTGGTAGTGTGGCTGAGATTACTGAGAATAAAAAAGAAGCTGCTTTGGACAAAGCTTTAAAGCATAAGTTTAAACCGGAGTTTCTTAACCGTATTGATGCTATTATACACTTCAAGTCTTTAAATAAGAAAGACTTTATGCGTATCATAGATATTGAGTTGTATAAACTAAATGATAATTTACGAGCTAACGACACTGACTATAAAGAACTTTGGCTCGAATTCGACGACAAAGTAAAAGAATTTGTTTACGAAAAAGGCATAGACCCGGATTACGGTGCTAGACCTTTAAAACGTACCATAGAACGTGAAGTGGCTACACCGTTAGCTAAAAAATTGTTAGCGGATGATAATATACAAAAGAACGTTACTATTAAGGTAAGCAATAAAAAGGGTAAAGTATCCTTTGCTGTGGTTGAAAAAGAGATGGAGCAAATAATCGCTTGTAACGATGGCTGCTCTTGTACTGAACCATGTTCTGATGATTGCTAATAATCTATAAATGGATGGGGGCTTTATAAGCCCCTATCTAATTGCAGGTAAATTTTATGAATATTGACGCATTAGCCACAGAAGTTGAAATTATACTAAAAGCACTATTTTTAACATATAGATTAGATTTTACAACAAACAAATCGTCTTTTTACATCGCTATTCCAATGTTTGGTGTAGTTATTAACGGTATTTATAGTGTAAACTATAAACTAACCGATGATAGTATAGATACTAGATTTAATGGATATCGAATAGTTTATGTAACCACCGAAGATTTACTGCATGAGTGGAAAATATCTTTAATATGGGCTCTTATGCGCAGCGGTTACCTCAGATATATTAGAAGTAGATACAGCAATCAATTTAAAACGTTGATTATTGAGCAAGATTTCGCTAGACGTATAATTAAAGAACGTCTTAGAATTTGGGCAGATAAACCTAAGTATGTTTGGTTAGCAAACGAAAATAAAGAAGCGCTGGGTATGTCAGCCGCTTATATATTATCGGTAGATCCAGCATTTTATGATATGATGCCAGAGGAAGAATAAATGTATAAAGAAAATGGTAGAAAAAAAGCAGCAGATAAAAAAGAAGTGGCTAATTTAAGATTATTTAATTACGTATGTAAAAATTGTGGCGCAAAAAAAGTACTTGATACAAAAGTTTTTGGCAGCCAATTACTCTGCGATTGTGGTGGTGAATTAGCCACAGTAGCATTAGGCCTAGATTTAAACTAAGGAGATTTTAATTATGAGTATGCAACAAGCACAAGGAAAAGGAAATAGTTTTGTATTAGTTAACTCAGCATTAGGAATGGAAGCAACCCACAATAAGGTGTACAAAGAACCTAAAAATAATATTAGAATAACCATTAGCAATAACCCCCTTAAATTAGCCGTAGCCAGGGTGTGTGCTGAATGGCTGTCTGCCGCTGACAGATCATGGACTTTTAATGGCAGTGTAGATAAAAATTCTGAGAGGCTTAGAAAGTATATCTCTTCTATGTTCCCAGAATTTACATGGCAGGTTATGCCATCTCAGTGTGCTTTTGATATCGTGTCTTTGGACGCTAAGGTAGCTATTGAAATTAAGTCGGTTAAAGGCAACAGTAAAAAATTGTTATCAAATGCCTCTATCTATCCTGAGCACGTTAAAGCAGTAGATATACTGCCTCGCAGAATGAAAGTGGGCGTGGCAGAGGACCTCATTTTAGATGTATTGGTGGTATGCGTAAGACGTACACAAGATGACATTGTTTATGACTATGCCATTGTTGATGGTAGCTTTTGGGGTTTTGAAGACAGTGATTTTACGGCCTGTAATGAAATGTTCGCTAATTTAAATAGTGAGGAATTTATGGGGGATCTACTGGCACTGTATGTTGAACGCTATCCAGAATCTACACATTTTATTACAAAGCTTCAAAATGGAAGTTACGGCAACTCCTTTTCTTGTAATTTAAGAAAGCTTATTCAGATTGCTAATCCGGTAGGCCGCTCTTTGGATATGTCTGGGGTATGGATGTAGTATGAAGAAAATTATAGCTATTAGCGGCACGCATGGTTGTTTTGGTAAAGGCACCTTAGTTAGAATGTATGATGGTACCATAAAACCAGTCGAACTTATAGTAGTTGGTGATGTTTTAATGGGGGATGACTCTACCCCAAGAAGAGTGTTGGAACTTAAAGACGGTAGGGAAGATCTTTATGAATTTGAATATATTGATGGAATAAAACATATTTATAATGCAAGTCACGAGTTAGTATTACAATACTCACAATCTCGTAAAAGTGGGGCTACAAAAAGATCACTAAAAAAGCAACAATTAGGTGATATACGTATAATAACAGTAAAAAATTATTTAAAATTAGGTAAACAAAAACAAAGAATTCTTTGTAAGTTTAATGCTGTTATTAAAAGAGCAGTAAGTAGTACCTTAGCAATACCGCCATATATACTGGGTGTTTGGCTTGGTGATGGGCATTCAGCAGGAACAAGATTAACTAATACAGATGAAATTATATTAAATACATTTAAGTGTTTCGCTGAAAGCAGAAATTTGTTTTTTAAACACGTTGGTAATACTAAGTATACTTATGGAATAACTAATGTTAGAGGTAAAGGGAATAGTTTTTTAGTTGATTTACAGAAATATAATTTAATTAATAATAAACATATACCCTTAGATTATTTTAATGCAAGTATAGAACAACGTTTATCCATTATAGCCGGTATACTGGATGCCGATGGACACTTAGATCAACGTAGTAAAGGTAGATATGAAGTAAAATTAAAGTCTAAACAACTAGCCTATGATTTATTTTATATTTCTAGAAGTTGCGGTATACACACAACAATAAAAAAAGTAAAATGTGTTTGCACAAATAATGGTAAAGAGGGATATTATTATAGGGTAAATTTAACAAGAGGTATAGATATAATACCATGTAAACTTGCACATAAAAAGGCGGTACAGGTAAAAAATCCTCAAAGAACAACATCAAGAGTGGGCATACGTAATGTAACCCCTCTTGGTATTGGCACTTATTATGGATTTACTCTTGACGGTAATAATTTATTTCTCCATGCAGATGGTACAGTATTAAAAAACTCTGGAAAAAGCACCATAGCGTATAGTCTTTGTACTAAAATGAAGTTGTCTGGTAAAAATGCCATAGTACTTGATGAGTTAGCTCGGAAATGCCCCTTTATTATAAATAAGGGGGCAGGTTCCCATACTCCAAGATGGTTAACATGTAAACAAATAACTGAGGAATTAGAATTACAAGATAAGGTTGATTTTGTTATTGCTGATAGGTCTGTAATGGACGCTTATTGTTACGATCTTACTATACATGGCAGCAATTCTACAATGTCGGCCTATGAAGGTGTAATAAAGGACCATATACTAAATTTATATAAGACTATTTATATACCAAATATGGATATGTTTAACTTTCAGTTAGCTGATGGTGTACGTGATTTGGACCCTAAATTTAGAAGTGATGTAAATACTAATATACTAAATACATATAATAAACTAAATATACCTTATAAAATAATTCATAATATAGATGATATATACAATGACTTGGGGTTATAAATAATGCGCCATTTTATTAAAAGCACAATATTAATTTTATTTCTATGTTTACTCAGTATAAGTAATACTTCGTATGCGGCAGATCTAACTTTTGCTTGGGCACCGAATACTGAAACTAACTTAAAAGGGTATAAAATTTATTACGGTTCAGCAACCCGTAGTTATACAATGGGCATAGATGTCGGATTACCAGCGACCAAAGATGGCAGGGTAACATACACAGTAGTAGGTGTACCAGACGGTGTTACCCTATACTTTGCTGCAACCGCTTATGATACCGATGGTTTTGAAAGTGACTATTCCAAAGAAGTCGTTGTGGCAACTGCTCAGGTTGACCCTGTTATAGAGCCACCCGTGCTTGATGGGGCATTAGACCCTAATACTATATTAATAAATTATCCTGATGCTCAACTTTTGGGTGGGAACTTATACGTAGGTACCACGGACAAGGATATTGTTGTATCTTGGCCTGTGGTATCTGGTGCGATTTCTTACACATTCAGGCTATATGATATTAATAAAAAGGTTTACCGTATAATATCTACAATAAATACAAATGTAATAATTATAAAGTTACCTGTTACAGGTTTATATAGGGTGGATTTAAAAGCAGACAATATGGTAGCTTGGGTGTCTGCCCCAAAACTAATTTCGGGCTGGGTAGCCGGCGCCGGACCAATAATAATACAATAAATTTAGGAGGAAATTAAAATGGCAAAAATTGTAAGTAAAACTCTAAGGTTTCCTGGTTCAAGTAGTGCTGATGTGACTGGGTATAAGCTTTATTTTGTAGATGCGACAATGGAATTAACCTATGATTCTCCTTCAATTGATCTTGGTATGGCCATGGAAGTAGATTTATCTACAATAGCCACAGGAAAAGAGGGTGTTTTTAATTTAGGTGTAACTGCATACGATGGTGGGGGCAATGAAAGTGACATGAGTGTTGCAACTGCGGTCCCTTTAGATTTTATTGCTCCAAATGCCCCCGGCGTGTTGGAGATAGTACAAGTTGGTTAAACAAAATGTTGTGTTTATTAAAAAGAGTTTTTAAACTCTGTAAAAATTGATAGCTACTTAAAGGGCTGATGTTATTAAAGCATCAGCCCTTTATTATAGAGGTGGCAATATGACCCTAAAAGCAGTATTATTTAGCATCATACTAGTTTTATTAACACAAGCTACTTCTGCTAACGATTTAGTAGTAGGTGTGTTTGAAAATAAACCTATAACTTACTATGACGAAGATAAAGCACAAGGCCTGTATGTAGATGTTTTGGATAATATAGCAGCTATGGAGGGTTGGAATATAACTTACAAAAGCTGTAATTTTTCAGAGTGCTTGGATGAACTAAAAACAGGTAAAATAGACCTATTACCAGCTATTGCAAAAACAGATTCTCTTGAAGAAACTCTTAGTTTCTCATCTATACCTTTATTTACTTTTTGGGGTGTTGTTTATACACACACTAACACAAGTATAAATACTTTTACGGAGTTGAATAATAAGCGTGTAGGGGTTATAAAAGACACAGTAATTGCAAATTCTTTTTACGACTATTGCAATAGTGTTGGTATTAAACCTACTTTGTTATATTACCAAAGTTATGCTGAATTATTTAATAGTATAAGTAGTAATGAGACCACATTTATTGTGGCCAACAATATCCATGATGCTGCCGCGTTAAAAACATATAATATAAAAAGAACGGGTTTATTTTTTTCTCCCTCCACCGCACTATTTGCTACACGTAAAGATCAACATTTAAACATACTATCCACTATTGACAATTATATGAAGGATTGGATAATAGATGAAGGATCACCGTACAGTGTTGCATTGCATAAATGGTTTTCAAAACTACCTATACAACAAAAATATCCTAAATACGGTGTAAAAGAAGTAATACCTTACTTAGTGTTGTTTGTGGCAATAGTAGCCATATTGTTATTGTTTACAACTAAATTTGGTGGTAAACTTAATACAACCGCGTATTCCATAGTATTCTTTATTTGGACCGCACTTATAGCCAGCTCCTTAGGTTATAACCACACTAGAATACATAATATTATAGAACACACAGCTTTGCTTGAAGCACAAAACATTTTTGAAAAGGATTTATTGCTTAGATCCTGGATTACTAACTATGGGGGGCTACCCAACTCTAATATGACAACTCATAAAAAAGAAACACATGCAAATGTGAAAGAGTGTCTTAATGGTAGTACTAGTAATCCTTTATTCAATCCCAGCGTCGTAATGAGGTACTCATATACTACGCTAAAAAACTTTGATGAGGCTGGAGTAACATTAGATACCCACAAAGCAGCCAGCTCCGCCCGCATTCTGGGTTTTAATACAAAAGATCAGCCAGAACTTTGGGAAAACAAATTATTAGAGTCTATAAAAGAAGGTAAAAAAATAGAAAGCTACTATGTGGATGATAACACTTTTAGGTATATACACACTATTTACGCAGTGGAGGGCTGTAAAGTATGCCACAAACAATTTAAGGATGGGGAATTAGTAGGCGCACTAAGTGTAAGCCTTCCAATGGATCATATGCATGACTTGGCAGATTCTAAAATGATAGTAGATTTATATTGCCATGCAGCAGTGTATATAATAGGTTTGTTTGGTATTTTTCTTGCGTTACGATCAAATGAATTACGTCAACAAGACTTACAAAAAGCCTCAATACGCCTTATAGAAAATGAGAAAAAATATAAAGATTTGTTTATGAACGCACCGTTGGCCTATCAATCCTTAGGCATACACGGTGAATTACTTGATGTTAATAATGCTTGGCTAGAATTATTAGGGTATAAAAAAGAAGAAGTACAAAAACGTAATATATTAGATTTTGTTGATAAAAGATATCATACCTATATAAATGAGCAACTACCTAAATTAAAAAAAGTTGGTTATCTTTCTGGTATAGAATATATTTTAAATAAAGCTGATGGTACTCCAGTCTGGGTTAGTGTCAGTGGTAGGGTTGGTTATGATAACAATGGTAATTTTAAACAAACACATTGTGTTATTACAGACATATCTGAGCGCAAACAGGCGGAGGAAGAAACCAAGTTACTAAGCCAGCGTAAAGAAATACTTTTAGAACTTAGTCAGATGGAAGAAAGAGATGAGGCAAGTATATTTGCTTTTGTGGCCGAAAGTATTTCAAAACTTTGTGACAGTTCTATAAGCTATGTTAGTCTGGTTAATAGTGATGAAGATAAAATAACCCAAGTAGCGTACAATGGCAAAGCTATGAGTGAATGCTCTAGGTCAGATAAATTAAATGTTACTTATAACTTAGATAAGTGTGGTGTATGGGCAGATTGTTTGAGAACAAGAGAAGCCATTTTTATAAATGATTATCCTAATTATATAAATAAACGTGGTTTACCAGAGGGGCATGTGCCTATAACTAATCATATGAACGTACCCGTATTTGATGGTAACAATATTGTAGCTATTTTTGGTGTAGGTAATAAAAATCATGGTGACTACAACAATAAAGACGTTGACCACTTGCTCAGCCTTGCCGATAATGTTTGGCGTATAATACAACGAAAACGTAATATAATAAAAACATTACGATTAGAAAAACAATTACGTGAAGCACAAAAAATGGAGGCCATAGGCACCTTATCTGGTGGGTTATCACATGATTTTAATAACATACTACAAATTATTTTAGGCTACTCTGATTTAATTATGCTGGAAATAAATAATGAGAAAACACCAAAAAAAGAGTATATACAAGCAATAGTAGAGGCTGCTAATAAAGGAGCCCGCTTAACAGGGCAGCTCAGATACTTTTCTGAAAAGGAAAGAAGTTTTAAAGAACCAATTAGCTTAAACAGATCAGTAGAAAGTACGGTAGAGCTTATGAAAAGAACTATACCTAAGATGATAAACATTGACTACTCCTTAGAAAAAGACCTATACCCTATTATGGCTGATGTTGGACAAATAGAGCAGGTTATAATGAATCTTGCTATAAATGCTGTACATGCTATGCCAGATGGTGGTGATTTAAATATAATAACATGTAATACGCATATAGGTGCTGGGCATACAGAATTTAAAGAAGGCACCTATGTAGTACTTACGGTTAGTGATACTGGGTGTGGTATACCACAAGAAAACATAAGCAAGATTTTTAATCCCTTTTTTACTACGAAAAAACAAACGACAGGTGGTTCAGGTTTAGGTTTATATGTGGTTTATGGTATTGTAAAAAACCATTCAGGTTATATAACGTGTGATAGCGTAGTTGATCAAGGAACTACCTTTTGTATTTATTTACCGGCGGATAGAACCGCTGTTATCAAACCGCCCACAGCGGTAATCACAGTAACAGATTATACTGAGGGCAATGAAACCATACTTGTGGTAGATGATGAAGAGTTTTTAACTGATTTAACTGAAAATTACTTGACAACACAAGGCTATAATGTTATATTAGCTAAAAACGGTGAAGAAGCACTGGATATCTATAAGAAAACCTTTAAAATAGATTTAGTTATATTGGATCTTAATATGCCTGGTATGGGTGGTATAGCTTGTTTGAAAAAACTATTGGAGTATGATCCTAAAGCCAAGGTAATAATTGCCAGTGGTTACTCAGATGCAGGACCTATTGGGGAAACAAAAACTATGGGGGCTTTAGGTTATTTAAATAAACCCTTCACATTAACTGATTTAGCGGTATTAATAAGACATGTATTAGATAGGTGATTTATAATGATTTATGATATTTTTGATTGTAAAGTTAGACCTGAAAAAGGGCGTCCCAGATCCAATATATATACAGGAACAGGATCAAATTTTGAAGTGCGCGCAGGTAAATGTGAAGACTTATTGCAAGCACTTCAAGACGATTCTATCCATGCTATAATCACAGACCCTCCATATGGGGTTAAAATGGATACTTGGGACAACGATATGCCGTCTGTAGAAGTATGGAACTTATGCTATGATAAATTAAAACCAGGTGGCCACTTAGCTATTTTTTGTCAGCCGTCAATGCTCCCTATTTTATATGCTAGGATGAGTCAAACACAGTTTGAATTTAGAGATCAATTAATTTGGGCATTTGCAGGTACACATATTAAAGGTATAAAAACAGAAGACGGTTCATATGGTAGTAAGATACGTAATGTCTATAACCCTATACTTATATATAGAAAAAAGCTTGTTGGGTCAGAATTAAATAATTGGTCCTTATACAGAACCAATCTACTTAATTTGGAGGATACTCGTCAAGTGTATAAAGGAGACCATTCTTCAATAGTCAGAAAATTTGAGGAAACTGGTAAGGGGCATATGCAATCAGAGACTAAAAGTAATACATTTAGTAAATTAAATAGGACTGAATGGGTGCCTAATAGTAGGGGGGCACTACCAACCAATATACAGTATTGTCCTAGAGCGGCCAAAGAAGAGAAAACTGTAAACAATACTATAAACAACCCACATGTATCTGTTAAGCCCTTAGGTATTCTTTCGTGGCTTGTAAAACTTCTAACTAACTCATCCAATCAACTGGTTGCTGATATCTATTGCGGTACTGGTAGTTTAGGGGTTGTTTGTAGAAAACTAAATAGGCCTTTTTTAGGTATTGAGATGGATCTAGAAACTGTGGAGATAGCAAAGTATAGAATTAAACATACATTTGACTTAGATGATAAGTATTTTAATAATATAAAACCTATATAATGCAATGTCGCCTAGTAACACTGAAGTAATAAATTCGTTTCATGCTACCGGCTATACATTTTAATAACATTATGTATAGGATGTAATACTAGGGCTAATAGTGATAGAGATTGGCACACGGCTTGGTACAGAGCTATTTTAACTAATAAATACGGGTATAAATATAGGTGATTAGTATGGCTAAGTCCCCATTAAGGTGGGCTGGCGGGAAAGGTAAGTTATTAAAAGATTTAACTAGCTATATGCCCACCGCTTATAATAGATACATAGAGAATTTTGCGGGAGGGGCGTCATTCTTTTTTCACTTACGTCCCAAAAACGCTATACTTATAGATTGCAACAGCGACCTAATAAATTTTTATAAGGTGCTTAAAAATAATACTCAGGAACTAATAGAAGCGTTGAAACAACACGTAAATGATGAGGCTTATTATTACACAGTCAGAGATCAAAAAGGCATGGATCAGTACAGCGATGAAGTAGATATAGACAAAGCAGCAAGATTTCTATTTCTTAATAAAACATGTTTTAATGGTTTGTTTAGAGTAAACTCTAAGGGTCTTTTTAATGTCCCCTTTGGTTTTAGAAATAACCCGACCATAGATGATGTGTTTTTATTAGAAGAGTGTGCTGAGAGTCTTGCCGATACCCACATCGAACGTGCGCATTACAGCAAAATACTTGATTATGTCAAGAAAGATGACTTTGTATATAGTGATCCTCCTTACGATATATTAGATGGTAATTCTTTTACAGGTTATAATAAAGATGATTTTAATCAAAAGGATCAACAGCTTGTAAAAAACTTGTGTGATGAATTAAACAGACGTGGCGTAAAATGGATGCTGTCTAATGCAAATACCGCATTCATACAAGATTTATATAAAGAGTACGTTATTAATGTAATAGAAGTCCACAGGTATATTAATAGCGATGCTGCTGGAAGAGGTAAAGTAGAAGAAGTTATAGTAACCAACTACCCAATAAAAAAACTTACTGTGGATTTATTTGGAGGATAATGATGTATCAATGGAGTAAACAATTAGAGGTTGGGAATAAGGGTGAACAGCTTATTAAAGATACGTACCCAAATGATTTCGATTGGTTTGTTAAAAGTCGTGCTTCAGACTTGGTATATATAAAAAATAGTACCCCTACCGAAGTTAAAACAGATACATATAGTATAAATAAAACGCCTAATTTTTTTATAGAACGTTATAGTAAAAAACATAATCTATCTCCTGGGGGACCTTGGCAGGCATGGGAAAAGGGAAGTAGGCTATTTATATATTTTTTTATTAACGATAATAAACTATTTGTTTTTAAAAATTTACAAGCACTCATAGTACTTGTAGAAGACTACACCAAAGAAAGGAATATCCCACTAATAGAGGTGCCTAATAACAACTATATAACATTAGGATATAAAATACCAAGAAAGATTTTGAGTAATTTATATGAAGAGGTAACCTTAGGGGAGCCAATAAAAAGCTTGGAGGTTTAATTATGTGCTTATTTTGTAATCAAGAATTTTTTGAAAAGCAGGGCGTGTTGGAATTAATAACTGCTTACGCTGTGGATGACTCGTATGCTGTAACAAAGGGGCACAAACTAATCATACCTTTTGTGCATAAAAAAACTTATTGGGATTTAAGTCGTGAGGAGTTGGATGATATATACAGCATTTGTACTATATTAAAAGAAGAAATGGTAAGAGAAGATCCCACTATAACTGGTTTTAATGTTGGCTGGAATTGCGGTGAGTCTGCTGGACAGACGATAATGCATGCGCATTGTCACCTAATTCCAAGACGTGACGGGGATGTAGAAGATCCTATCGGCGGGGTTAGGAATGTAATACCAGGTAAAGGTAATTATAAAAAACAACTTTAAGGAGATAAAAATGACTACTATTAATAGGATGGACATAAAAGAATTTAGAGAATTTGGCTTTTTACAGGAAGCCAATAGATTATTTTTTCATCCTTTGGGTTTGGCCTTGGAGATTATGATTGATGATGAAACAGGTGAAGAATGCTTAGGAGGTATTTGGGATTACCGAGATGACCCTGAGGGTATGGCCTTTGGAGACGGTACGATACAACAAAATAAAATTGATAATGTAGAAAAACTACGTTTATCTAAGGTAGCTTCCAGAAAACAACTTTTTGGTAATGATATTCAAGGAGTTTAATAATGAACGACGAGAGTAGTAATAATACAGCTATCTCAACACAAGAAATAGAATTAGCTGAATTACTTGATTCTTCTTACCCTTTGGCTAAATGGTTTAAATCTAAGTGCCCTGGCACATTTAAACATAGCCAATCAGTGGCTTCTATGGCAGAAGCGGTAAGTGCGGAATTAGGACTTGATATTCAATTTATGAAGGTGTGTGCTGTTTATCATGATATTGGTAAATGTGTTAATCCAAACATGTTTTCAGAAAACCAATTAGACAATGAAAATCCACATGATAGTTTAGACTCATGGATAAGTACTCAGATTATAACAAGGCATGTTGCTGACTCAGTAAATATACTGCTTGGTGACCATAAATTTCCAAGAAGTGTTATAGAAGTTATAAGTCAACATCATGGTAACGATATAGCTATTTATTTTTATTCAAGGGCAGGTAAAGATGCTGATCCAGATTCTTTTAGATATCCTTGCAGTAAACCTAAGTCAATAGAGGCTGCTGTGTTACTTATATGTGATAGAGTAGAGGCCACTAGTAGGTCCCTAGTTCAATCTGGTAATTTTGATCCTGCCGCCGTATTAGAACAAACCATAAATGGTTTGCTTGATAACGGACAGTTTGATGATGTAAACACCAAACTAGGTAACTTAAAGAAAATAAGGGCCGCTCTGGCCAAAGAACTTGAAGGTGTTTATCAAAAGCGTGTGGATTACGCCTCAGCCATAGAGGAGATTAAAGACTAATATGCCAGATTTAGCAACAATTATTGTTTGTGTGTTTGTAATTATAGTAAGCTTAAAAAATTTTTTAGACGCCAAAAAAGAAGTAAAAGATTGGCGTAATAAATACGACATCCTATTGGGACAAAAGAAAAGTTCTGAGGTGCGTCTAGGCAAAATAGGAGAAAACTTAGCCCCTTTTACTGATGCTTGGCCATATGCCCCTGAAGATTTTATTTTTATTGGGAGGGAGATAGATGGTATACTTATTAACGATAATGAAATTGTTTTTATTGAAATCAAAACAGGTAAATCTAAGCTAAGTAAGTCACAAAAAAATGTAAGGGACTTAGTAAAAGCAGGCAAGGTTTATTTTGAAACATTTAGAGTAGACGATACCGGCTGTGTGCTCACAAGAGTTTAGCATAAACCCTGCTTAATTTAATTATTAAGTGGGGTTTTTTATTGCATTAGTAATTAAGTAACCTATCTATATATAGAGTAATAAAGTTAAGTCTAATATTCCTACTAATATTAGGTTTATCTTTATTTATCGACATCCGGGCACGATGTCATGGAGTTAATGTTTTTCTAGTTACAAGTTTTTAGTTTTTTAACGCGTTAATAATTTAATAAGGAGATTAATAATGTCACGCAGCCTAATGGAACAGTTTGACAAAATTAGAGGTACTCGTACATTTTATGATGCAATGCTTCAGCAGTACGCTGAGCAGTGTGGTCGTGATTATGCTACAGCCACCTTTACAGTTACATCAGGTTCGCCTACAATTGCGGATGTATCTTCTTTTACAGGAAATGAGGTAGGTAACTACTTGGTTATTGACTCCGGCGATGCGGCCGGTGTTTATGAGATTACTGCGGTATCTGGTACCAACGCCACAGTAAGCCCAACCCCAAGTGCTACGGTAGCCAGTGTTTCCGGTAGAAGACACAATCATGAAAATTTAGAGGATGACTTGAACTATCTTCGTAGAATGATGAATTTGGTTGTTGGCGAAGATAATTGGAATGACACTCCTAACACAGACCTTCGGAATATGGCTTTTTTAATTCCCAAGAGGCCTAATTATGTTGGAGAAACCTCACAGTATGCTATAAGACCAGGTACAGCTACTTTTACCATAGATGATATAGATCAAACGGCAAAAGTTAGTAGTGGTGCACCTAGTGAAGAGTATACTGATAATACGGCCACAGTAACAGCTGGAACTACAGTAAGATTTACTGACGATAATACCATGGTTATTAGTATAGCAGGGGGTTTTTACCCAGCAGATACTGGTACCCTTCAAGTAGTTAAAGACGGCACTATTGTTGGTACATTGGATCTAGCTGCAGCTTTTGCGGCCGATGGTTGTGTTTTAGAAGAAACCGAAGCAGATGTGGGATCGAATCCTAATCACACAGCTACAAATGTCGGTACAAATATAATTAACCTTACAAACAGACGTTGTATGAACACTACTGTTGATGGCTACGCTGGTTTTTGGCCTCCCTATCAAATAGCCAGTATGAGTGCGACACTCACACTAGCCGTTGGTTATGTAGGACAAATAGTAATTCAACACACCGTCGGCGGGTCGGCTTCTTATACTTATGCCAGTTTTTGGGTTGATACTACTGACCAGGGCATAGCTGCCCCGGCACCAACAGTAACAGAAAATACACCATCAAATAAGTATTTAAGTGGTGTACCCTATTACAATACCGGATCAACATTTAATATCAGTGTTACAGATACTGAGGATTTATTTGATAGAGGATATGTTTCAAGTCCTCTTAGACTTAATCTTAGTGAATTTAATGCGGCAAACCAGACACCCACACTTACCAATTTGGGTTTAACGGAGCCTTTGGCTATAACGGATACAATAGGTACTTATAACTCTTCAATAACGGTAGGAGCAGGTAATTTTAGAGATTTAGATGCACGTGCTACCGCCACCTATTGGAATGTATTTGCTAGTGCCACATCAGCTAGTTCTGCTGCTGGCACATTTAGAGTAGATACTTACGGAGTTACAAGTACAAACACTATCGAGTATTTTGATGATGAAGACAAACGTTATGTTGGTACAGAAGATTTTACTGACATCACTTTGGGCGATACTCCATCAACAGACAGTGCTTGGGTAGAAGCCACAGATAGAAGTGCCGGTGGACATTTAGAGACTTATAATGGTACATTAGACTATCCATCCATTAACCATTCTCTATTCTTGCCAGCCGGACCTAACTACTCTGCGGTATCTGGTGATTGTTATTATTACAGAATTTTTATTGCTACTGGTGCTTTCAATCAAGGCACAATTACATTCTCTGGTTGGTCTAACGCATTGACTACAATCCAGGGAGCTGATGTAGAAGTTCATCTGCGTCTACCCAATTGTTCTGACTATGGTAATGGAAATACTGCAGTTTGGCAGGATTTAGCTGTTGATCAGCAGACATACGCCGGCAATGGTTGTTTAGGTGCAGGTTCTTCTGGAAGTACTGTGGCCTTTAGCTTTGGTACCACGAGTTCTTCCAGTTTTGGTAATAGGATCGTTATGCGTATTAAATTTGCTAATGGTAATCCTACGGCATTGACTCAGATTACTTTTAATCCTACATTATAAAGGAGATTAATTATGGCTTTTTCAGATACTTATAGAGAAAGTATTCAAAGCAAGCATCTGAGTAATGTAGGGTTCACGTCAACCGCCAAAGGTGCGTCTAACGAATCATTTGCTTTAAAGAACCCTCATCAGATACTCGCTAATCAAATTCCAGCCATAGATGTGGTTGCTACTTACGGTCCGTTGGTAGCTAGCGGCATCACAGCTGGTTTAGTTGAAAAACACACAATAAAACTTACAGCAGATCCTACTGTAAATGGTAATAAGGCTTGGATAGGTTACGAAAGTGACTGTATTGAAACAGGCCATTCAGCAAGAGGCGCTATCCGTATAGATATGTGGATGCGTTACGCGGAAACTCAGTACAAACTTCGCGTGTTTGCTGATAATGGTGCTGGTACAGCTCCTAATTATGCCTCTGAAATTTTAGCATCAGAGACTGCTTTTAACTGGGAGTACGATGCGTCAGCTGGTACAGTTTACTTTGATGCTGATCCAACTGGTTTAGGTTACACAGGCCCTCTTTGGGGCGAGATTTATAAATACACAGGTGAATTTTTATCGGATAAGATTGACACCACGGTTTCTGGTGGTGGTAAATCTTTTCTATACATGACTGATGGCGTCAATACCGCTGAAGCATCAAGCTCTGGGGATACATTAACTTTCCAAGCATCTGGTGGTCTTAACGTTACAGTTGATAGTGTCGGTAAAATAGTTACAATCAGTGGTGCTGCAAATATTCAGCACGCTAGTGCTGATATGGTTTATAATGGTGGTGTGTGGGAGTATGATGGTAACTTTACTACTGTACCCGCCGATCTTGAAGTGTACTACAATGGTGTCAAATTTAAAAACTCGGCAGACTATTACACAGCTGCTGTGGCCGCGGGCGTACTACAAGTTACACCTGCTTTTGATACATACACAGATGATTGGGTCAATATAGAATGGAATTCATCTTATGCCGCATCTGGCGGTCTTAAAGTTTGGGTTGAAAAACTAGCTAACTATACGGCTTTACCTTATGATAGAATAGTGGTAAATACCCAAGCAGTTTCTGCCTATACCATTTCATTGCCACCAAACCCAGTGTTTGGTGTACCTGTATCTATTTTTGATGGAGGCGGTAATTGTGGTACAGTAAATGTAACAATTAGCAGGAATGGTAAATTAATTATGGGGCTTGATCAGGATTTAATAATAGATGTAGATGATGCTTCGTTTGAGTTAATTTACTATAATGATACTTACGGTTGGAGAATTATAGAGTAATACATGATTGAATAAGCGATGAATAAGGGCAACATTTTGTTGCCCTTATTTTCTATTTTAGTTCAAATGTATTTAAGGAGATATAACTAATGCTTGGCTATTCATCATGATGATATTAAAAACACCCTCACAGATAGAAAAAATAAAAACCAGCTGTAAAATAGTAGCTACTTTTCTTAGTAATTTGAAAGTTTTAGCCGTTCCTGGTGTAACTACTCAATATTTAGAACAAGTAGCCAATGAGTTAGCTGTATCCCATAAAGCCATAGCAGGCTTTAAAAATTATAAAGGTTACCCGTATGCGATATGTGCTTCCATTAATAATCAAGTAGTACATGGTTTTCCTTCTAATACTACATTACGTGATGGTGATGTACTTAGTATAGATTTTGGTATATGTAAAGATTATTTTTATGGTGACGCCGCTATTACACTGCCAATAGGAAATGTAACGAAGCAAAATCAACAGCTAATAGATACAACCAAAGAATGTTTATATAAAGGTATTGAAAAAGCTGTCAGCGGTAATCGTATAGGGGATATATCAAATGCCATACAAACACACGCCGAAAGCAATGGTTATTCAGTTGTACGCGAATTTGTTGGTCATGCTGTGGGCAAAGATTTGCATGAAAGACCTCAAATACCAAACTATGGTAAAAAAAATAAGGGTGCTATATTAAAAGCAGGTATGGTATTAGCCATAGAGCCCATGCTTATAGAAGGCCCTGATTGTAGGGTGTTTAGAGAAGCCAATGGTTGGACAATATCTACCGCTTCAGGAAAATACTCTGCTCACTTTGAGCATACGATTGAGGTAACAAGAGATAAACCTAATATCCTAAGTATAGTACAATAAGGAGGATGTAAATGTCAAATTATTCTGATTACGTAAGTACAGGTGGTGGAGCTGGTGGAGAAATATCTGTATCAGACATTACCACTGATGCCGCTTATTATCCAATGTTTACGAGCACAATATCCGGTACTATGAGTGCCGCAGGGGTGTCTTCAAATAAATTATCTTATAATCCTTACACAGGTAATTTTATTTCCGTAGGTTTTGTAACATCTTCCGATGAAAGACTAAAAACAAACATACAGCCAATATATGGTGCTTTAGATATGTTAAATAATTTAGAAGGCTGTTCATTTGATTGGATCTCTACCGGTAAAAAATCTTATGGTTTTATAGCACAAGAGGTGGAGATTACAATGCCCGAGCTTGTGGTTACCGATAAACATAACATGAAAGCTGTCAACTATATTGCTACAATAGGTATATTGGTAGAGGCCATAAAAGAGCTTAGAGAGAGGCTAGAAATATTGGAGGATAAATAAATGGGATTCAGAACATTAGAAGGTGAGTTAGACAACCTCTTCTTCACTGATTATGAGCTGATAGATAGATTTGTAGGACATACTTTATTTTCTTGGGGTTACAATAACTTTGGGCAAATGGGTGATTCTTCCACTATTTCTAAATCATCCCCAATTCAGATAGGGGCACTTACTAATTGGAAACAAGTAAGTTCTATTGGTAATGTCTCTGCTGGTATCAAAACTGACGGTACGTTATGGATGTGGGGCTACAATAATAACGGACAGCTAGGTGATGGAACAATTGCGCCTAAATCATCCCCGATACAGGTAGGTAGTTTAACAGATTGGTTGTCTATAAAAGTTGGTTCTATAAATGCACTAGCTATAAAAACTGATGGTACCTTATGGTCTTGGGGTGCTAATAGCTACGGTCAGTTGGGCGATGGAACAATTGCCCCTAAATCATCTCCAATACAAGTAGGCAGTTTAACAGATTGGAAAGATGTAATTACATACGATTCACACGTTTTGGCTATAAAGACCGACGGTACTTTATGGTCTTGGGGTAGAAATACTTATGGGCAGCTTGGTGATGATACTGTGGTAGGAAAGTCATCTCCTATACAAATTGGAACTTTAACCGATTGGAAAGAGGTTGCTTGTAGTAGTTTATCTTCCCATGCCATAAAGACCGATGGTACTTTGTGGGCTTGGGGATATGCTTATGTAGGTGTATTAGGAGATGGTACTACTACACGTAAATCCTCCCCGGTACAGATAGGAGCACTCACGGATTGGAAAAATCTTTCAGCTGGTTGGTTACACGTTTTAGCCATTAAGACAGATGGCACTCTTTGGGGATGGGGGTTAAACTACTACGGTCAAATAGGCGACGGTACTATTGTTGATAAATCATCCCCTGTTCAGGTAGGGGGTTTAACTGATTGGAAACAGACCTCCGCTTGGTCATCCAATTCTTTTGCTACTAAGACCGATGGCACTTTGTGGTCTTGGGGCCCTAATAACTACGGCCAGTTGGGAGATGGCACAATTGTACATAAGTCCTCTCCTATACAAGTAGGCTCATTAACAAATTGGAAACAGGTGGCTGGTGGAGCAACACCTCTTGTTGTTACATACGGAAACTAAATGGAGGATATAAATGAAAGTATTAGTATCTAATAATAAAGTGATATTAGGGCCTACCTGGTGGAACCAGAATATGTTTCAATCTGTTTTAACAGATGAGCTAGGTTTAAATTTTACACTTCCAACTATTACGGAAGATTCAGCAGCATACTCAGTTAGTGATACTGTAAAGATACTTCCTGTTGAATTTACTGCTGTAAATTATGACCACAGGATTCAGCAACTAGCCGGGCCTAATTGGACGATACAAGCGGATAAGGCTATCGCCAGCTACACCGTTGTAGATAGACCTATTGAAGCTGTACGTAATGAACTTAAAGCAAAAGTGGCTAATCTTCGTTGGCAGAAAGAGGTTAGCGGTACAAAAATCACACTTCAAGACCAAGAAATAGGAGTTGCAACTGATAGGGAGACACGCAATATGTACTCACAGGCATTACTACTTGGTGTTGCTGGTGTTAATTGGAAGTTTGGTAATACATGGCTTGTATTATCTCTTGCAGATCTACAAGTTCTGGTATCTGCTGTATTAGCACATATACAAGCGCAATTTGAATGGGAATCTGGCATAGTTACATCAATAAATAACGCGGTTGATTTAAATACTCTTACTGCAATAGATGATTCTCTTGATGTACTACTATAATACCGAGGTGTAAAGATGACAATAACGACCAACTATAAAAGAGCAGATGGTTCTGACTGCGGTAACTTTGTCACAAAAGATTATTTGTTACGTGTTTACCCACAATTAGTACCGTCCTCAAAAAGGGCTAGTATATGGACTTGGGGACAAAATGCTAGTGGGCAATTAGGTGACAGTACTTTAATTGGTAAATCTTCACCAATACAACTCGGTTCCTTGGTAGATTGGAAAAACATTGCTGGTGGGTGGCAGCAAATGATAGCCACTAAGAATGACAACACTTTGTGGACTTGGGGCAACAATGTATACGGACAGTTGGGTGATGGTACAACCACAAGATCCATATCTCCGCAACAAATTGGGGCTCTTACGGATTGGGCAAGTGTTGCTTCTGGGCATATTTTTATGTTAGCTTTAAAAACTGATGGCACCATATGGTCTATCGGCGGATCTAATACTGTCGGACAACTTGCAGATGGTACAACTATTTCTAAATCATCCCCAATTCAGATAGGGGCGCTTACTAATTGGATATCGATAGCCAGTGGGGGTGGGCATGGCGCAGCTATAAATTCGAGCGGCGCACTCTGGATGTGGGGAAGTAATACAGACGGCCAGTTAGCGGATGGGACTTTGGATAGTAAATCCTCTCCAATTCAGGTAGGGAGTTTAACTGATTGGAAGCAAGTTTCTTGTGGCCAATTATATACCCTTGCTTTAAAATTGGATGGTACCTTATGGTCCTGGGGCTATAATAATGGTGGCCAACTTGGAGATGCTACTAGTGTGGGTAAATCATCACCGGTACAGATAGGCTCCTCGACCGACTGGGCTAGCTGTGAGGCGGGGCAATATCATGCAGCAGCCATAAAAACCGATGGTACCTTGTGGACTTGGGGTGCTAATAACTACGGACAGCTGGGTTTGGGTTCTGTGCTTACAGCAAACTACTCTTCACCAGTACAAGTAGGCTCCCTTAGTAATTGGAAAAAAGTATCTTGTGGATATAGTTATACCACAGCTTTAAAAACGGACGGCACTATTTGGACTTGGGGCTTTAATACCGATGGGCAACTTGGGGACAACACAAATGTACATAAGTCATCTCCAATCCAAGTCGGGGGTCTAAATAATTGGAAAAACATTTTCGGATGTAATACCAGCGTAATAGCTATAACAGATTTAAATTATTAGGAGATAAAATGTCAAATCCAACAGGCTATAAATTTACTTATAATGATCAGGTAGTAGATTTTAATGACTTGTTCACCCGGAGAGATTTATTTGACTTTGGTAATTTATTTACATCCGGTGATAACGAATTCGGCGCCATAGGCGATAGCACACAAGTACACAAATCATCTCCAATTCAAGTGGGTGGTTTTAATAATTGGAAACTAATTGCAGGCGGTTACAGACAATTTTCTGCAATTAAAGCTGATGGTACCTTGTGGTCATGGGGTAGAAACCATTACGGTCAATTAGGGGATAGCACTTTGGTAGATAAATCATCCCCAATACAAGTAGGAAATCTTACTGATTGGCATACACTGGCTAGCGGGCGTGTCCATCTAGCGGCTATAAAAGAAGATAACTCACTATGGGCTTGGGGTTATAATGGTTATGGCCAACTTGGTAACAATAGCATAGTTAATACATCATCTCCAATACAAGTAGGATCTCTCACTAATTGGCAGCATATTTCCTGTGGTACATACCATACTGCGGCCCTTAAAACAGATGGAACTATTTGGACTTGGGGTTTTAATGATAGCGGTCAATTAGGTGATGGGACGGTTGTGTCTAAATCATCCCCAATTCAAGTTGGCTCTGACACAGATTGGGCATTGATAAATTGTGGGTACTACGCTACCATGGCAATTAAAAATGATGGTTCCCTTTGGCTATGGGGTGATAACGCCTTAGGACAGCTTGGAGATGGTACAACAACACCAACAAGTTCACCTGTGCAACTTGGGTCACTTACTGATTGGAAATCGGTATTGGGTGGTTTCAATTTTACGGTTGCAATTAAAACTGATGGTAGCTTGTGGTCTTGGGGACGAAATCTTCGTGGTAATTTAGGTATCGGTACTTTTGAGGATAAATCATCTCCTATACAAGTGGGCGCTATGACAGACTGGAAAACGGTGGCCTTAGGTTATAGCCATGTATTAGCAATTAGAACTGATGGTACACTATGGGGCTGGGGTTATAATACGACTGGAACACTAGCTTTGGGTGACATAGTAGATAAGCCTACTCCCACCCAAATTAGTTCTAGAACAAACTGGAAGAGCATAGGTTGTGCTAACTTCACATCAGGTTTTATTACATATGCAAATTAAGTATAGAGAAGCATCGTTTGATGCTTCTCTATATCATTTTATATTATCCCTTCATTAGCAATTCTTTTAATTTATTCAAAGGCCCATCCCAACTTCTCAACTCATGTTGTCTTAATAAAGTAAGATTATCTCCATACCACTTACTTTTATACTCATTAGATGAGCACCAAGTGTAGTAGGCTGTACACGGTATTAAACCATACGTTTTTTTATCCATTGCTGCAGCAGCATGTAGTATAGAAGTGCATGACGATATTACAATATCTAAGTTGTTTATTACAGCCAACGTATCCTCAAAGGACACTAACTCGTCTGACAGATTATCCAGATCATAGTGCTCCTGTATTTGTTCCACGCCTTCGTCGCGTTGTAAAGAATATAAATCAAAATTAAAGGGGAACACTACCTCATACAACTTATCTAAGGGTACACTTCTATGTAAATCGTGTTCATACTCAGGATTACCACTCCACCTTATACCTACTTTAAGATTATTGGTTTTGTTCATCCAATCCCATTTCTTTTGGTGGGCTACTGATGGATATAAATACTTACCTTTCCACAAATCTTTTGGTTGTAGGTCTAAGTAGATTGGTAAAGACATGCTGTAAGTCCATAGAGCGTCCTTAGGGACGTTTTCTAATGAATTGATGGTAGTGTACCCATGCCTATTAAAAATGGCTGACAGGTCCTTTCTAGTAGTATACCATAGAGGTACCATACCATAGTCTACAAGCTTGTCACAGAAACGTATGTTTATAATTTCGTCTCCTATACCACCTTCAGCCACTATAACTATGGTTCTTCCGGGCTGTATACCACCTTCCCAAAATTCTAGCGGTAGTTTTATATTTTTCCAAATATTTAACTTCTTGCCTTCTAATAAGAAGCCTCTTAGCCCTTCTTGAAACTTATCATTATATAGATCATAAGTTCCCAGGTTAAACTTAACTCTGGTGGCTAACTGCTCATCTAAACCCGGTCTTGTGTTTAACCCTCTAAGTATAGATTCAGATTCTTTTTGTCGGTTCATTAAGAACAAACTAAAAGCTTTTTCTAAAAGAAGTTCTGGGTCTTCTGGTGTCAGGGCCTCATTAAGCTTCAAATAAAATAAGGCTTTGACTGGCATGTTGGCGTGATTACATACCTTAGCTAGGTTAGCCCGTACAACGTAAAGCATTTCGTTGCCGGCGGCCACAGAAAGGGCCTTCTCCGCCCACTTAATAGACTCTTTATAACGTTTAATATCACAGTAACCTTTTGCTATTGAATCATACTCTTCTACTGAATGAGCATACTTACCAAAGGTCATTAGAAGCTCCGCAGCCACCCTGTTCTCGTTACGTTCTTTAAGGAATAATATAGTTTCATTTAGCATTTTACCACCACCAATTTCATATGAGTTTCAATTACCACATTAACACATTCTCTTGTAAGTCTAACATTTTGTTCAAATGAATTACTTGCTAATATATCTTTATAGAATAAATCAGGTATAAAGTTATATTGTACTATTTCAAAGTCTACATTAAATCTAATACCTAAACAAGAAGAGCTACCACCTCGTTCTATTTCCAGCGCATTATATTTTTTACTGAACAGCCTCATGCCTTCAACGGTAATCGGTCTTTTATGTGTTGGATCGTTAATAAATACTTCGTGGAAATGGTGTGGTACTTGTATATCTATAATAGCTCCATGCTCACATACTCTATATAATTCTTGTAAACAATGAAAGAAACCATTTCCAAGATGTTCTAATATGTGATATGCTCTTACCTCACTTACAGTATTTTCTTTAAAAGGTAGTATGTCCCTTTCTAAATCTATGACATAGTCTGGTTTACAATTAGGATCTATATCTATGTTTATATAATTATCGTACTCTTTGTAACCGCCACCTAAATTAAGTTTCAAGCCCATAATAACCTCATTGTTAGAATTTATATTTAGTAACTTTGCTAATATAACATGCACACATTACTATGTCAAGTATTTTGGGGTACACTTTTTATCGCGGTTCATAAGATACTTTTGGCGGCGAATAAAAAAAATTAAAGTAAAAAATTAACTGTCCTCATTATACTATATATGAATAAATACAACAATATAAAAGTAGTTAGTGAGGTGGCACCATGAACCATTTTTAACTCGGTTCATAGACCAGTTTTTACGGGCAGATAAAAAAAATTTATAGTTACTAATTAAAAAGAATTCATTAAAAAGATAGGGGGACTATTATTATGAACTCTGAAAGTGTAGTAAACCTAGTACAAACACAACAAGTTGTTGCCTTTTGGTTAGAAAAAGTTTTAGGGACTAATTGGAAAACTATTACAGGAGGCTTCTTGATTATCGGAAGTGTAGTCATTGACTTGATGGGTAGCCATACGGCGGCCAAGGCGGTGATGGATGCGGGGCTAGGCTTAGGTGTGGTAGGAATTGGTCACAAGCTTCAAAGGCTCTAGTAAGCTAGTGAATGCCCTGCGAAAAACCGGGCGTCTAGGATGGGTGTACTAGGGAGTTTGCGGCTCCCTAGTTATTTTCAGATAGGACAATTATTTTTATTTTACTCTTTACAAAGCCAACCGCAGTAACCTTTATTAGTGTCCTTGCGTATAGAAGGCTGTGGTTGCTGTGGCGGGTGTTTACATGTGTTAGACCGTGACGGGAATTCATATTCATAATATATTTGCCACGCCATGCACTCTTCTGCCACACAAAGCAACGTAACATCTTTACAACATCGTAACTTTTTTGCCTCTTCGGCTGTCAGCGTTGTCATAATTAACCACACTTATCCAACATAGCAGTTAATGTTTCAAAAAGTGCAATGTCTACCATGATTGCACCTATAAATAGGTACTTGTAACCTGTTCTATATTTGGCGTTGATCCAGGCTATTGCTACTGTACACATGTTCTAGCTCCTTTCAAGAACCTCTTGAATATATTTAACCTCAACCTTTCTTTTGTTTTATATCACAGCTTTTATTGGAATAAGAATCACTATACCAACCACCACCTTTAAGATGGAATGATGAAAGTGATGGTACCTTTCTTCCAATACCTTGGCATCTTAAACAAACAGCCATAGAGCTGTCTTCTTTTATACCTCTTGTTTTCTCGAATCTTTTGCCACAAGACTCACATATATACTCATAAATTGGCATACTTCTTTATCTCCTCCAAAGTGTCCGCTACATTATTATGTAAAATACCAATGCCACCTTTTGCACTCCATTGCTTAATCGTTAACTCATTATCATCTATAAGTATTGTGTTCAACCCGGCATATTTTTGTTTAGAGTCAACTGGGCATATAATAGCCTCCCAACAAAACCTGCTACCTAAATTGACATCTATCCAATCAGCTTTTCCTATAATAGCGTCAAGTTGCAATTGAGGTACTGTGGGGTATGCGGTTAATATTTTTGTATGGAACTTTTTTAATATTGTCCACAGCTTTTCTGCTTCTGGCAACCACTCTAAATTTCTCCAAAAGTTTGGGCCTAGCTTACGTATATCTTCCCAGTATTCATTTCTATTGGCAGCCCAAACAGCATGTGAGGTAAGTTGTTTACCTGTCGCTATACTGGCACCTTTAAGAAAGTTACATAAAACACCGTCTAAATCAACGTACCAAACGTACCAAGTATCGTTCATAACGACTCTATCAGACAACGGCCCTACTGTATATTTTCCAGGCCTTTCAAGTATTTCGTATGTAACTTTTCTCTTCGGCTGATCTAATGCATCTGGATTACCAGTAAATTTTATACCTAACTTTTCAGCCGGACTTCCTTTTCTTGGCCTCATATTAATGTTTCTTTCCTATTTTAATAGTTTATTTGGTATTACTTCATCAAAACGTTTTTGTAGCGTCGCCGCGGCATGTAGTCGTAGCTTCTGCTCCTCATCAAAAGAGCGGTATACTTCTTCGCTGGGGCAGTGTTCACCAAGTACACTGAGTGGTACCTCATGTAAGTCACCATATAGTAGTGTGTACACAAACACATTAAGCTTTTTGCTGGACATGCTAGCAGTGCCTCACAGTTTAAGTTTGTTCTTAACTACTGATTGATTCAACCAGTGTCCGTCGGTCTGTACATGATTTTTCCTTACATACTTAGCAACATGCGTACCAAATTCATCATATGGAAAAGAGTCGGCAGTACGTATGACGTAACCTTCATGCTCATTTGCGTAAGGTTTAAATAAATCCTGTAAGAGTGTTTCAAGGTTATCGTTTACTGTGCCCCTCCAAATAACAGGTACTGTAATTAAACCCATGTGCTTACAAACATCAACGGTTATATCCCAAGGTAAACATATATTTTTATCATTCCACACAGAGTATACCTGGAAATAGCTCAATAACGCATTGTAAGGTATGCTGTGGCATGCGTAGAGGTTCTCACCACATACCCTATGGCCATCGGGTATTAAGCCGCTAATGGCACTATGAAGGGCTTTTAACCAGTGCCTGGATGGATGGTCCTTAGAATCAATAGATCTGGCATGCATGTGATTATTATATAAAGTTGTCGCCTCCCCGTCCATTTTCAATGACATGACTATTTCTTTTCCAAGAAAATGGGAGGCGTCTTTTAATACTTTGTCATCATTTGTTTTGCCAGGACTCCAAGGAAGGTGTAGAGTTCTTGGGTACTTGTAATATTTCATGGCGCTCACTTACCTTGTTTTACTTTGATACGTAATACATTTACCATTAACAAGCTTTATACGACCATCGCCTTCCCTGTCTTCTGGAGGATCGCAGGCGCCGTGTTTGTTATATTTACAGCTGCGCTTATCACAGTCTATATAGGTGTAGTTAATTCCCAGCATTGCTTAAGCCCCCTATTTCCTAAAACGTCTTCGTACCCTCAACCTGGCGAGTGTGGCACTTCTATATGCCTGTTGTCCCATTAAGAAGCACTCATCCGTATAGATAAGCTCTTTAAGATCAGCAGGGCACGCATTGTAATTCTTCAACACTGTTATAGCACGTTTTACTTTGGCCGGCAGTGGTATATGATTAAGCATTTTCAATTCATATACAAAACTTTCAGGTGTTAAATCTACAAAAGCTCTTTTATCCACCTCGAACCAAGCAAAGTTGTTTACTCTATCATAGTACCAACCGTCTCTTCCAACCATTGGCCTGATCTCATGGACATAACCGGAATAGTTTTCAACACACTCAGTTAATGTGATTTCTTCCCCCAACAGCCTTCTATAAAAATAAAAGAAGCTTGGTAAGGGTAGGACTTTTAGTTTAATATCTTTAAATGTTGTCATAAATAAACCCCCACCCTTTACAAGTCACATTAATAATCAGCTCCATCAATCCACCAGGTATTTTTACAGTCTAAACACCTGTGTTCAAAGTCGCCGCGGTCATTCTCTCTGCACTGTGTTCTGCCGCCCTTACACTTGGGGCACACGCAGTCTTTACAATTAGTCCAGTTAGGTTTTTTATTTTTGTCACTCATTTTCTTCTTTTTGCCTCTCCTCTAAAAGTTTAACTGTTTGCCTTGCAAGACGCAATGACGCTTCTGTATTACCAGACTGTTCACCATTCATACCAGGAAAGAAGAATCTGTTGGTGGAATACATCTCCCAATAAAAGCTACAATAATTCATGAAGTATTCCTTTATACTGTCATCCTTTATTGCCGCGCGATAGACTGGGGCAAAGTACGGCCAATTGTTAAAGAATCTATGAAAATAGTTTTCAGTAACAACCGCCTTTATAGGATCTACAAAGAATGGTTGAGATATTTTAAGTGTGCTTCCAGGTTGATTCGGTACAAAGTCTTCCACCTTTTCCAGTATTGCACATAACATGTTATGCTCTGTAAGCTGTTTCTCAACAGACGGCACAGTATGTGTAAAGTAGTCCTCCTCACCGTTATCATAGGCTATTATCTTTTGTTGTAATTCGTCAAAGCTTAGGTTAAACAGCTCTTTTTCACGCCCTGGCATGTTTATCATATAATCCCAGATGTCACTATGTATAAACATACCAGACATACTTTTAAGCAACTTAACTTTTTCCTGGTCTTCTTTATTAACGTAAATAAAGTAGTCAGTAAGCGCTAAGAATGCTTTGGGTAGGGCCGACTTTGCGTCGTAATGACTGCCCGTATAAACCACACTTCCAGTATGATCGTATACTTCAAAGCCTATACCCATAATACGATGTCCATTATTAGGGTAAATAGGTCGTTGATCATAGCCAGCTATGAGTTTAACCAGGTAAGGAAAGTCCTCATAAATATAATCATACCAGGCTTCTCCCGGTATGTCAAGTCGTTTAAAACCCACTTGTTCCAGGTATTTACCATCAAAATGAACTCGATAATCTCTAACTACACCACGAGTTCCATTGGTGGCAAAATGTTTAAATAAATCGCCGAAATAATCATGAGGCTCTCTACCACAAGTAATGCAATCAACAAAGGATTCTATGGGCATACCCATATATGCTTCAATGGCCTCGGTGTTTGCATCCTTTTCTATGTGTTCTATCGAACCATAATCATTATATTTACCAAAGATTGGTAAACAAAAAGGAGTTAATAATGAGTCGGGCTCAATGAGCATCTGGTTGGGTATTGGTAGTTTACCATCTTTGGCTAAATGCCGCTTTATTACCAACGGAATAAATGCTATACGTTGGCCAGCATTAATACTTACATTACTAATTGAGCAAGCTACATTGAAAGAGCCCATAGTAACTCCTTTTAGTCAGTGTTTTGTCTTATTACATTATTCCCAAAATCTTATTTCGTGTAAGATTTATTGGGTTATTCCTTTTGTAATGCGTATTTTTGTAGCGAAGCACAACCGGACTATCATCCTCTTCCACACCATCTGTGATGTATTTGAGTAGGACGTTGTCGATGTCTGTGTAGCGACGAAGGCCGAGTTGATCGAAATCACTGTCGGTTACACCCAGACCATCAGTCGGTACCGCTGTTATACACGCGTTAAGTGCTTCTGCTTTATCCACGGCGTCGTTCATGGCATACTTTTTACAGAGCCAAGCCGCCAGCCCGTACACTTCAGTTTTCCACAGATTCTGTATCATGCCATAGTCGCCAACATCACCATGCATTGTCCAAAAGCCAAGCAGCAGCTCCGTATAATTATCTGTTGACAAAACAAGACCGTTATTAAGATGGGCCAAATCATACAGTAGTATCATGCGAGTTCTTGCTTTTACATTACCACGGCGAATCCTCTCTGCTTTTGTAGTGATATCATGCCTGGCCGGATTTGATATGGATTTATACAGATTATTGTAGACATCATCCAAGGATACTGTCTCAAAGTCATCACAAAAGCATTTACCAATGGCGGAAGCGCGTGCTATTTCATCCGGTTTATTTGTTACAATAGGCATACTTCTGCCTATAAGGGTAATACCCGTCTCGTCACAAATAACGCGTGCCAAGGCAGCCACTAAGGCACTATCTATACCACCTGAAATACCAATCACCAAAGATTCCAGACGGCTCCTTCGCACGTACTCCATACCCTCGGCCAAAATGTTGTTATACATTTTATTGTACTCTGCACTAATACTAAGCATTTATTTTCAAAGCCCCCTTATAAAGGTTATTATCTTTAATATATTGCATTACAGATTGTGTCACATTGTATGATATACCCTCTCTGGCAATTTCCTTACGTACCTCAGTAGAAGACACGTTGCCTATGCCGGAGGTACATTTAACAAATTTATGTTTTCCGATAGTATACCAACTGCCCTCTACATACGGGCTACCTGGACGCTCCATAACTACAAATGAGTACTGACTTATCAAACGTTCCCACTCATGCCAAGTTTCAATCTCTGCGGCTTGATCTGTTCCGATACAAAAGAAAAAATCCGCATCGATATATGAGGCCAAGCGATCTAAAACAACAACTGTTGGTTCTATCAACTTGTTGGCTATCTCGTAGGAACAAACATTTATACGTTTATCAGAAATGTCATTACATGTTAACTTTAACATGTTTAAACGGTGATTGGCGTCCTGCATATTTTTATCATTCCAGGAATGATAGCTCGGCAAGAACCATATCTTATCAAAATTTGCTACCCCGAGCATCATCTTTGCTACCAATATATGTCCTAATGTTACAGGATCAAATGCCCCACCAAATAAGGCTACTTGTTTTCTAGCCATTCTTTGTACTCCTTTTCTTTTCGGCTTACAATGTAGCTTATGTATTCCTCATACTCTTTACTCTCGCACATCCCTTTTCCAGGAGAGTCACTCACTTTTGCTACCGGGCCGTGGTTAAACTCAACGAGTTTAATTACAATTTGTAATGCTTCGACATCTGTATCATTTGTAAGGTTGGTGCCAATAGCAATGGCTACATTTATTTTGTTGTAAAAAGTGGCGTAAAGATTGAGGGCTTTATCCACATCTAAGCCGTCACTAAAAACAGCAGTCTTACTCTTTGCGTCAATATTCCGCTTATTATAAAGCTGCAACAATTTGTCACACCAAATATAAGGGTTACCGCTGTCATGGCGAACCCCAGAGTATTGATCAGCAAAGTGCCTAAAATCGGATAGGAAGGCTTCAAAGCCAAATATATCACTTAAAGCAATTAATAATTTATCCCCATACTCCTCTCGCCAAGCAGTCAGCAAGTCTATCTGGCTATCATAGGCAGAAGTAATTTGTTGATACATTTGAAACATTTGATGTGCCATAGTACCGATCATAGGCAAACCATATTTCATGGCCAAATAACAGTTAGAGGTACCTTTTAAAACATCAGGTATTTCCTTGTGAAGTGTGGCCACTACCTTCTCATGCCAATCAAATGCAGCCCTCCTTCTTGTTCCAAAATCAATGATATTGAAACCGGGTAGATTGGTTTTACGTATCTTCTCTATTTTAGCGAGCAACTTTTTCCTAGCCACATTTAAACTATTTGCATGTCTCTCACTATTTTTTATTGTAAATAAATACGCTGGTTTAAAGTTGGCTTGATTGTCAATATATTTGTCCAGTGTGATATCATAAAAACGATAATACAGCTCGCTATTTAAAGCAAGCACCGGTGTTTCATACCAGATTACCTGTTCTATTGGGCCTTCTATCTCAATATATAAAGCACCACCTACAAGTGTAGCTTTTATATGAGATCTATCCAAAGTAAGTGTTCTAAGAAAATCTAAGAAGTACTCTTTAAATTTTCCTGTCCCCCGTAAAAATCGAATTTCCGTTTCATTAAATCGTAATTTACAGAAAGAGTCTATTTGACTATTCATCATTGCTACGAATGAGTGTTTTTGATCATAACTAATGTCAGCAGGAAAACCGTTACCATTACGGCATTTGTATTTATATTTAGCAATGGTACCTTTAAATCTGCTTAGTATGAATTGGCACATATAAAATGTATACGCGTCATTATCCAATAAACTGTTTATTAATGGTCTCATGTGAAAGTCTGCCGTTGATTTCATATTATTCTAGCTCCCTTATATCTCCAATCATAGGTTATTTTTCCATCAGGAAAATAAATTAATTGCCTCAATTCATCCTCGTTTGGGTTTAAAGTTAAACAAGTATTGAAACACACATTTTGTCCGGAGACATCGTATACTTTACCACCATGAGTAAGATTCATTAAGAAGGTATTTTTTATTTTACTTAGTGTTTTAGCAACAATGTCTTCCCAATTAGGGCCGATGGTGTGGGATAATGCCCAGTTTAAAACTTTTTTATTGGCCGTTGCTTCATAAACTACCATAGGTCTTATGGTTAGTTGTGCAACTTTATTATCCTTAGCAAATTTAATCATACGGGCGATTTCCATCGGTGAATCTATATAATTTTTCAGCGCGATTACACTTAGTCTAACACTAAATCCGTAATTATGCAACTTGTTTATTAACAATTGTAAGTTGATATAATCCCTATTACCAGTGTATATTTCCTTATTTCGGGAGTCATTATAATGTACGATGGATAAGGATATTGTTGTAAGGCCAAGACCGTACCAACTTTTTAAAAACTTATTATATTTATCATCGGGGAGTATCAAACCGTTGGTTTGTAATTCAAGGATTGGAAAGTACTTGGAGAGGTTTGTGAGGTAGAAAGAGATGGTATCTGGGTATAAGGTAGGTTCACCTTTACCAGTTATTAGTGCGGTTACAGCGCCGGCTTTTTCCGCCAAGCGACAGGCTATGTCCAAATTACGATAATTGATGTTGTTCATAGCACTTTGTTGCGGAGTCATTCTGGCTATACAAAATGGGCATTTTGCATTGCAGCTATTGGTGCCGGTTACAACAGATAAAGTGCTTATCTTTTTCATTATGGTCCTCGTAAGAGATGGGCAGGGTAGTCTCCCACCCCGCCCATCATTGGAGAAACAACTACGGAACCACGACTGTTCCGTATATAGACTGCATACGCAGGAGAGCGGCGTCTGCAGCAGCCTTGTCAAAATCAGCAACAGCTGACTTATCAATAAAAGTAGCTATGTCCCGGTTGGCTAATCCCCCTACCGTGTCCATCACACAGATGTGGGTACAAACACCAACAACTTCCGCATGTGTTATATTATTTAATTTTAATACCACATTCAAATTGGTATTATAGAAACCACTATAACGCGTTTTCTTAATAACATACTCGCGGCCTCTTTCCACCGGGGAAAGATCGTTAATTATTTGAGCACCTACTGTATGTATTACAGCGTGCTTTGGAAAACGTTGAAATTCCTTATCGTACGATTTATGAGCATCGCACAGAAAAATAACCACATCATTATTTTTTCTTGCCAACTCCAATTTATCCTTTATCCGCGCTACTATATCCGAAGCTGCTTTGCCACAATATAAAGCGCCGTTTTCCATGATGAAGTCATTAAGCATATCTATAATGATCAGTGCTTTATTCACGTTATTACCTATTGTCTAAGTTTTTGTGGATAAAAAACAGTCACCCTTTCAAGCAAAATGATTCATGGCGGTCTCCGCGTTTCGTGTAAACTACTCCACTAAGAACAGGCCAACACAGTTTTACATAGAAAGGGTGACAACCCACCCATCATCCCACTCGTCCTCAGTAAAACAACTCTCTGCCAGTATTTTATGCTCGAACAACAACTTAACTTTTAGAGCTATTCATATTCTATATTATAAATCGTCACTCTAATCATTAGCTACGAGCAAAAACACTTTATACAGCAAGTCTTTTACCAATGTGCACCAAAGGTGCGCATTTACGCACACAGACCGAGTATCTGTGCTTTACTACATTTAGTCAATGCTGTGAAAGCATCAACATATATGTGTTTACTGAAGTCAGTAAAACCAGGGGAGGAATTCACCTCAATAAAGTATAACTTTCCCTCAGTATCCACAATAAAATCCACGGCACCAAAAGCCATGGCTCTTATTTCAAGAATTTTCAATGCTACTTGTACTGCTTCTCGGAATAGCTTGTACTTTTCTGGCTGCTGTACATTTAAGAAATGTCCACCATTTTTGAAGTTCCAAGCTATAATGTCTGACTTTCCAATGCGCTTTTGCACCGTACATTTGGTCCAAGTAAACGCATGTACACGCAATTCATACTTCCTGTTTGATACAAACTTTTGATAATAGTGCCCTGGGTTTTGATTTTTATTCTGGGCATATTTTATCCCGATACCACCAATAGAATGCTGTCTTTTAATTATCCAGTCTGTTAATTTGTGTTCTTTTGAAAGACTTAGGCGTGTTTCAGGTACAACAATACCTTCTTTCTCTGCGGCCTTAACTGCTGTGTATTTAGCACAGCCTATGCCCTTGTTTAGCATAGGTACTTTTGCCGCGACTGGATATTTTTTCAGAAAAGTGCTAAGATGATCCCCACATACACCATAATTTATGATGGCTACAACAGAGTTGTTTTTGTCTCCGGTATACCGGCCTATACCAGTAGCAGCTGTGATATCTTTTCTCGCTTTTGAACCTGGTTTAGCAATCAATCTAAGCATTCTACTGTTATCTTCGGCCATCGTTAAGATCCTGAATGTAATGATCTACAAAAACCTCGAAAGGTTTTCTTCGATCCATTATACTATCTGAAAATCTCACCTTCTCGAACTCTGTTGATGCACTTGAAACACCTGCTTCCATGTTAGCGGTCATTTCGACGAGATCTTCTATAAGATCTGCTCTATCAGCAGCAGAGATTTCAAGAACATCATCAACTTCTGGGTCATAATCAAACGAGTCTCTTCCGTTTTCACCGCAGGAGAGGTCGTAACCAAATCCCAGACCAAACATAAAGTCGTCAATATCGAACTCTTTACTCATAAATAAATACCCCACCATTATAAATTAAAAAGGCGGGGAATTCTATAACGGATACGGCTGAACCCGCCTCCATAAGGCGAAGGATTGTTTTCATTCCCGTTGATTGCGAAAAAACCGTGAATTCCCCTATCTGAGCTACAGCTTACGTAGTAATTTGTTGCTATACCATTCATATGTGAAGTAAGGTGTGCTTTTCATATTAATGATACATGTCAGATATATTTTGTTACTAACAAAAGATCAAACTTATAAACCAGGCAGCGATTATAGTATACAGAGTATTTTTCAAGACACTTTCTCTTGCAAAAGACTAGTGTTAACTATAACCACCACCTGGTTAAGTACTTAAAGGGAGGCAATTCATTCAATGAAACCACCTTTAAGTACTTTTACCGCTATCCCACCGCACCAACCCACTCGTTTGTTTGCTTTTTGTTCTCACTATATGAGAAATAAGAAGCGCGATGCCTCTATTTCGTCATATAGTTTATGAGAACTAATAAAGGAACGAAGACCTTTATCCTGTTTCTTTGGTGAAGCCGGCCGCCTCGTACTCGCGTAACCATGCCACCACTGCTTCACTCCAACCATCAATGTGTACCCATGGCTGGTAACCAACACCATTTACATTGGAGGCTACATTTATCATGTAGCCAACCCCTTGCGGAGCAGGTACTGGGTCATTCGATTGCTCGTCGGTCAAAATTACAAGCCTGTCCGGATTTAGCCCTTGTCCTGGGAATACTACCTCCGTCATCATATGTTTATTAGACAACGTCACAGCAGATTTGGAATAAATCGCATTTATGGCGGTGCCAAGAAACGTGGCTCTCATAACCTGGCTTTTCATTATGGCGTCCCGTAAGGCGAATCCATGCCTTGGTGGAATACGCACCAATTGTCTGCTAAAAGTGTAAATAAGCACTTCTTCACAAACTTCACGCATCAATAATGCCAGACCAATTGCTGCGTCACTTCTTGTCAGTTCTGACTTTGCAGACAGGGGTTGATCCATACTGCCACTGTGGTCCAACAATAAAACCGTTCGACCAGGAATCTTGGGCTGACTTTCAAGACATTTAAACATACTCTGTTCCAAAACGTCTTCAAGATGTGGTGCATGTCTGGCGGCGGATATGAAACGGAAAGGCAATACCTTATCCGTAGACATCTTTTGAATTGCTGTCCGCATGAGGCCTTCGTCAACACCACAGTCAGTCATATGACGGAGACTACCCAACAAGGCAATAGCTCCAAGTTTATTTTCCTGAAGCAGGCGTGTCCATTCCGTTTTCTGATCTCTACCAGAAGACAAAGCAGTCTCCCGTGTATCCGGTGTGGCCAATGTGCCCTCCATCAACCTGCCCCACATGGCCCCCTGTTCCTCATTCAACGGTTTTGGATGTATCAACTGAAATACATCACGTAACTTTATTTCAGTTTTCCTGTTCCATTTGGCCATTTGATACTCGTTGAATTTTGTTACCGCTTTTGCCAAACCGCGTTTTACCTGGGCAGCGATGGGGGTCTTGCCCTTCTTCCAATACAGGGACAGAAACTCACACAGCTCGTCCGGTCGTTGAATTACTTCGTGCAGCACGTCTGCCACGTAGTTTTTTGTGGCGGTGTATTTGAGCATGCTGTTTGCCACCCACAAGGGGGCATGGCGCAACTTCATATCATTACGAAGGCCCACCGCCAATTGTGCCACAAACTTTGGATCACATTTACCGACCAGCTCCGAGATACGGTCAGCGATAGCTTCACCGCTTTCATAAAACTCTCTTTCCCATAGAAGGCAGCACATGGTTGATCTGCGTAGGGCCTGCTCCGGTGTTATGTGTTTTGCCTTGGCCCCTTCATGTGTAAATAAGGGCTGAGGTTTTTTGTTTACTCTGGCCATCTTAAAAGCCTCCGTTGCTGTTAAAGGGAATTACCACTTTCACCCATGAGTTTTTCGATGTTTGTTTTCGTGACCATCGCTTTTTCCATGTCTTTGGTCGCATGGTGTTTTTCGCCGGCCAGCTGGGCAAGCTCTTTGTCAAGTCTGGAAATGTGGCCTGTTTTTTCTTCAACAAAGGAGGCGAGATCCATTTTCATTTGATTGAAGGCATCCAAAATGGAGCCCAATTGCTTACGATCTTTGTTTCTATTGTTCTTGCCGAACAACCCTAAGCCATCTGCCATAGTATATCTCCAACACTTATAAGTTAAAAGTAAGAATGTCCGGAAGGAAAAACATAGTCAGTAGTTTGGTTTCATAAGCGTGAAGTAACTGAACTATTACACCATTCCAGACATAGGGTTAACAAAATAAAGCCATAAAGGAAAACCGTACTCAGCATTTTTTCCATTTTCGAGTGAAGTAACTGAGAACTACACCATTTACAGCTTTAAGCTTAAAAAGAATTATTGCATAAAGGAAAGGCGTAAAGAGTCTTTTTTGTGCCAGTCGATCTACCAGTCTGATCTACTAACCACTATGTGGTTAGGCGGGGTTTGAACCCGCGGCCTACTGGTTATGGTATGAAGTATCTCTATACTGCACCATTTATGCAATAAAATTAAAAAAGATGTATGGTCATGCTGTGCTGGAAGGAACATAACATTGTGGAGGTGCTATAACGGAAGGGTCAACCGTTATTGTTCACACAACACGACCATACAAAAATAATTGTGGGGATACGCAGGATTTGCGCCTGCCTGTCTTTGCTGGACATGCTCTTTACGTATAGCTATCCCCTGACTGTCGATCTTAATGATAGATCACATCAGTTTAGTATAAGCCCGGATTCGAACTGGACTTAACCTATAAAGCCTCTCTATATCGTTACAATTTCATTTTATGGCCTACAAGAGTTTTCATATATGGAAAAAGAAAGTAATCAAATAAAAACCATAGACTCTTGACAGATTTATCTCGCCTGATGTATCAGGATTACATAATCAAATCTGCAAATATTATGTGTAACTTACAGCTCATCACCAGCGTGATTGAATTAAGCTTTCTCGTCACAGTTACCGAAATCTTTGGAACGGGAAAGATTCTGACGTAAAAATTTCCGGCAAAAACCGTCAGGAGAGGGTTTAAGGTGCATTAGCCTTATCTATACTATTATACTATTTACTGATGCCGTGTGTTAATCCAATCCTTTTCAGCACCGTTAGGTCTTACATAGCCATTGTTTAACACATACACGAACAGTATGCTACTCACACAAACTACTCACAATCTAATCGTCGGCCTCCTTTGACTTTGTTCCATGCCAAATTTATCAAGTCTTCCTTGTTATTTACACTTGGATCTTCAAGTACTTTATCCAACAGATAATTTAAGGTTTTTCCTACTAATGGTCCTGGACTAACACTACAAAAGCGCATTATGTCACTTCCATTTATAGCCAATTCCTTAACCGTGAATGTGTTGCGGTCCCCAAAGCACTTAACTATCCTAGCTTCAAGCTCAAGTTGGCGTGGTGTTACTGCCTGTTTTTTGAAACCGTTACCAAGCCTATCTGCCATTCGTAATTGAAACAGGGGATACATTGAAATGTTGTCTATATCCTCTTCTGTAATACCGATTGATACTACAAATCTACGAACAGCTGCGTCTGTGAAATCATGCGTGTAGTAATACATGTGCAACCGAATAAGATCACATACTTGTTTTTTGAGATTGATGTCATAATTTAGCTTACTTAATAAAGTTTCAGCCAACCCAGCGCCTATGATCTCATGATTATGAAAGGTAATGTTACCGTTTTCATGTATTCTTCTGGCGCGTGGTTTTCCTATGTCATGTAACAGCGCGGCTAACCTAAGAGTTAAATTTGCAGCTGTATGATCGCATGCTTTAATACAATGTCCAAAGACATCGTACTTATGATGTTTACTGCTTTGAGTTACACCATAACAAGCGTGTAACTGAGGCATTACTACTTTTAAGAGGCCTAAATTATACAACAATTTAAATCCTCTTGATGGGTTTTCAGACAGCAATATCTTATTCAGTTCCAATCGTATGGTGTCTGGTGGACACTTATTTATCAAAGCTGTTCTTTCGGATATAGCTATTTTTAAACCTTTGTGTATCACGTAACCTGATCTACAAGCCAGTGACACTGCCCTTAACATACGTATTGGGGATGCTTCTATAACTGCATAAGGATCACCATTTGCTTTGATGATCTTCCGCTGTATATCCACAACCCCGCCACTCAAATCTATCACGTCGGTGACAGACTTATAGTCTATGGGTAAATATAAAGAGTTGATAGTGAAATCTCTCACCTTAACATCTTGTTTTAAAGTATTCTCATGATGTGCTATTTCCAGCTTCCCCCTTCTTGGGAATGATATTTGTGCTGTTAAGTCATCATTATGTGCCTTAAATAGATAAATGGCTGTTCTAAGAGATTCATTTGTTTGTGCCAGGGTCACCTCTTTAAATACACCATATTTTGATAAGAAACTTTTAAGATCCTTTACAGGTAATCCCAGAACAACAATATCTAAATCATTGTTTGTTTTACCTCGCAACAAATCTCTCACAAAACCGCCTACAATATACACGTAGGCGGCAGTACTTTTTTGTAACAATTTTAATATGTCTATTGTTGGTGACATAACCGGAACCTTATTCGATTTTTAGTCCTTTTCGTATGTCTGCCATAAAGTGGCCAAATGAATCATAGGCTTCATTATAGCAAGAGGCACAAACATTAACAGTACCCGCGATTTCCTCGCGGAGGTCGTCGATGGAAATTTCCATACGAAGTTTATAATTTTTTGTGGCAGGTGCACCACATTCCACACATTTCTCCATAGTAAGTACCTCTTTACCGCCAGGCCTGTAACTTTATTCTGACTTTCTTTATTATGTTGTGCGCCCAACTTGCTGAGCTATATCCGTTTTCTATGCTAATTTCCTTAAAACTTTTTCCGTTGTTAAGACCTTCGACCACGATAGCTTCTTCCTCTGTTAAAAGCTGTTGTATATCCATGAGGTCCATAGGATCTTCGACCTCATGGACTGAGCAGTATTCATTTACAGTTATATCTGTTGGTAATGTGTAAGCCCTTTGTACCAATTCTGAATAAGGGATAGTAGCCCTCTCTGCAGCATTACTTAGTTTTAAAAATAAATCGGAGCATGGCATATTTTCAGTATAAAAAACACTTTCTTTTCCGTAGAAAAGAAGGTTTGTTACTTTATCCTCTGCTATGCCATTAGATAGTAAACAAACATTTAGCCTGTTTAACAAACTACTTGTTTTCTTAATATATGATGGTATAACAACAATAGAAGAAAACTTTCTTATGTATTCATGTAAAGAATCTTTTATTTTACGCAACGCAAATTGTTTAAAATTGTCATTTCTTGTCGGATCAAAATCTTTTTTTGCTATTGCTAAGCCTAACAAAGCTTCGCTAAACAAGTCATTACTATCAAGTCCTGTTGATTTGACGTATGAATTAACGATAGAACATAATAAGGGTTTATACTCATTATATAGTTCTTCTGCTTCTTCTTTGCTGTCGGCTAAGAAAGCTTTTAATAGTTTTCCCATAAGTTATGTTGCCTTTAACGACGTTGATAGTCGGCTGTTATTTCTATTCTACCTGATTTTGTACCCACATATCCTTTTTCATCTAAGTAATTTCTACCTCTTGCCGTTATTACACGCCCAGCCCCACTACGCAACAGCAATCCTTGTTGCATTAGGTAGGGTTCCAATTCATTTTTAATTGTTTTTGAAGACTCATTGGTTATTATTGCCAAAGTTTCCAGACCAACAGGGCGCTCAGAGTTATACAACGTCTCCAATATTTTAATTTCGGTTTTTGAAAATCCAGACGCATCAATATTTAAATCATCAAAAGTTGCGGTTGTTATTTTCTTAGTTACGACATTTGCGTTGTAAAACAATGCTGTATCTCTACAACATTCAAGATATCTTATTAAGATTCTTGGTACCCCTCTACCACGTACAGCTATATCTTCTATGGCTGCAGGGTCAAGTGCTATATTTAATCTTTTGGCATGAGCTACAATTATATATATAGACTCTTCCAGTGAATAAGGTTCAAATAAAAAATTAAGTTTAAACCTGTTTAAAAATGGACGGGATAATTCACCAACCAATGTTGTTGCACCAACAACTGTAAAATATGGTGCCCAATAGTATTTATTTGGTCTACCCGTGTCCATAATAAAATTTTCCATTATTATACCAAGCTTTTCTTGGCCGAAGATTGGGAGTCTATGGATTTCATCCATAAATACTATGCTTGGTTTTATGGTGTCTACTCTATCTCCTCTATCATTATAACCGGTATAATTTAGGGACTCCATTAAAGCTTTTATTGCCTTCATGTCATTTAATGTCTCTGGTACTACCGAGATAAAATCCCCGCCAGATATTTTAGCTATCTCTCTGGCCATACTGGTCTTCCCACAACCAGGATGCCCAGAGAATAGCATATGTGGCAATGCCTCATTTCTTTTTTTAGCCGAAGCTAACGCATGGGCAATCCTTTTTTTAGTGTTGACGTGCCCTATCATTATTTAATCCCACTCGTTGTAAATATCCCTATACGATCCTACACTCACAGCACCACTACAAAAAACCTCGGCTGTTGCGTCTGTACTTGGTATAGGTATATCAAGTTTTTTGCCCCCTGCCAGATCCTTTAACTTACTTTTTATCTGCTCCAGCGTTTTCCAATGAGGGGGTTTTGATTTTCTGGTGAAAAATGTCGGAGTCTTTGTTCCTGAAACACTGACGACAGTACCCTTATTGTAGACAGTGTTTGAATACGCTGGGGTGCTGGATACATTTGACACATTGGTGCTACTATGTACTTTCGTCGTGTTATTAGTTGTTTCAGCCATAAAATGTTTTGGCAGATCTGTATAGCAAGTAAGATCTACTACATCAAAACCGGGTATTGTTTTCCCTGAGTTAATTAGCACATTGAGTAAGTCACTCAATTCAGAGAAAGCTGCTTTCTGATCTTCCTCAGTGTCACGCCAAAACAGGTATTCACGTGTCGTGCCTTCATACGCTTCTATGGATAAAACATTGTAAAATTCCGTATCCAACAACACTGTCTTATTCGGAGCAGTGCTTAAGACCACGTATACCCTTGTGCTGTTGTTTGGGTACAAATGGACCATAATGCCTTCAAATAGCCCTTTTTCAATATCTTTGGCGGTCTTTACTTCCCTGTTTCTTGCTTTGTCTTTGTTCACCATTTCCACAAGCACGTACGCCAATGTGCCGGCAGCTTTCGCTGCGATCTGCATTATCATGTGTTTTTCCTCCCAAGCACCACCACATTATGATCTTTCGACCAATTTTTTGTCACTGCCATAAATTGCAGTTTGTTTGCTAATGCTAAGCAAGCATTGTTGTCTTCTCGAACGGTCATGTAACTATACTGAGTTCCGCAGCAACTTATTGCCGTTCGTAACAGCCTTTCAGCTAAGCCACGTCGGCGGTGCTCTTCATGCACACTCAGATGCTTAATTAGACTTAACGCTGGATCTTGTCTAACCAGGCCAACACAACCTACTACAACTTGACCTGCCAATTCCACGTAGTAATCTGTGGTTGAGGCCATTATGGTGTTTAGGTTGTGTTGCCTGATCAGTCTGTTATGCTTATTTAGCAAGATCGCTATTTGCATAGCAATATCAGATTCAGACAACGTTGATATAAATCTTGCCATAAGCATTTACCCCCTTAGCCCAATTTTGCGAGAAGGTTGCTGAGTACCGCCGCTTCATCCTCTGAAGCCACATCGAGCATTTGGCTGATCATGGCCACTTTTGCTTTCATGGCATCCTTTACACCGAGGCCGGCCGGCGCGGCACCGTTTGCGTTGTTCAGGGGAGCTTTCACTTCCGCGACCCCTTTTGCTGCCACTTTCGGTGCTGCTGCTTTCTTCATTACCGGAACAACCTCCACCTCTACCACGGCCGGAGCCAAGGCCGCGTCAATGGCCTGCGCAAAAGCCGCCACATAGGCATCAAAGGAAGTTTCCTTGAGGCCGGGCCCGGAGTTGATCTCAATTACGGCCACAGTGCCGTCATTCAGAACACAACAATCAACAGCACCGAAATCCAGTTTTGAGGCGGCCAGGGCAGCGATAGCGATGGCTTTCAGATCCTGGTTAATGTTGTTCAGATTCAGCTGAGAAAACTTCCATCCCCGCATGTTGGACCTGATGATCATATCCGCAAAGGCATTGTTTTTCCCCATCCGTTCAAGCACGTATTTGAGCGTGGCATCATCAAGAGCGACCTTGCCCTTAACGGCGGCCTCTTTTATCTTCTCCTCGTGCAGCTCGGCGAAGGCGGCGGGAACATCGTCACGCTGCACTTTTTTCTGAGCGCAGATCAGCTGGCCTTTGAAAACATGCAGCCGGTACTCGTCTTTGATGTCCATATAATCCTGGAAGTACTGCGCCCCCTCCTTGATGGCGTTAACCACATGCGCTTTCGTGAGGCACAGCCAGAAGCCTTTTCCGGCCTGATGGAAACTCGTCCGGCCGACCAGGGGCAGCTTGACGGTGTTTGCATCAATCGCGGCGATCACTTTATCGTCCTTAATGAAGTCGGCCACCTTCACACCGCCCTGGCGCAGTTTTTCGAGGCTGGCGAACTTGTTGCGATTATCCCGCACATGATTGGGATGATTCAGTATAACAGTTCCGGCCGGGAATGTCACGTTATCTTTTGTTTTGCAGCCCCAACCAATAACAACTTTTTTGGCGGCCGGCGGCAACTTCTCACCGGAAAAAATGTCGAGAGCTGCAGCGAGTTTTGCACCGGTAACGTTTGTTGCGGGGGAATGGAATAAGAATACATTTTTGGGCATGTTTTTTACCTCTTGTTAAAGTTTAATTGAAAATTCTTCACCGTCCAGCCAACCTGCTTTAATATCTGTATTGATATTTTGCAGCTCTTTTAGAGGACGAGAAAGCAGTGTTTTTAAATCATCTATATATCTTCGATATTTTTCGTAAGAAGATAGGCCTCGCATGGTAGTATACCAGTCGGTAACAAATGCTTTGTCAACAATTTTTGCGTCTGATTTATTGATTAAATCAAACATTACTTTGGAGGTTCTTACACAGCCAATATCCTTGGCTAAGGGGATACCATCCCATGAATCAAAGTCTGCTTTTAATACATTTACCCCTTTAAATTTGTTAGGGCACATATACGACATTGCAAACTGATTTTCATAAACCTTGTAATATACGTCATCAATTATTGCTTTGGCCACGCCCATGACTATTTTTGTAAGCGTTGGGTGGGCCAACCATAAACCGGAAAGAGTTCGATACTCCAACCGACCATCATGTACTCGATAGGCCCCAAAGTAGCCGTAGTTACCCATTTGGCATTTGGTTCTGCGTTGGGTTCCAGCCTCCCCATCAAGGCGCATCATCGGCAACGACAACAACTCATCAAGAATTTTATTCAATACTCTGAAAAACAACTCTCTTTCGTCTGCAGAAATTCTTGCAACCTTTGCGGGATTGCCAATATGGATGTGTCCACCTATTGGGTAATCGCGGTTTTTGTCCTTATGATAAACGCCACTTTTCCAATCAAAGTCCATGATGGGTTTGGTGTATGCATCATTATGGAATATGCTACTTATACTCTTTACCAAACCCTCTGGTGTTACAGCAGGATCAGGGCGTATTTCTGCCATTGCCCCATCAAATCCTATTAAACCATCTTTTTTGAGATGGGCTATACTGTTGGCATGTCTTACAAGCCCTTCTTTGGTAAACAACAAAAACTCTGGGTCGGCACCTATTACGGTGTCAGCAACACCATCGGTAACCCATATGTTCTTGTCATTTTTGTGGTCAGCCATTATACGTTGATATGTTCTTGTGGTAACAAAGGCTACGTTATAAATGGCCTCTTTGTCAAGTTCCCCCTTCTCTACAAGAGCTTTCGCTGCCGCTATATCGGCGGAGAAAGCTTTAAAGATAGATAACACAGTTGAGGACTTTATTCTCGTAAGATCTGACTCTCCATTCCAGAGCTCAACAGTATCTTCCTTGAATCCCATCAACGCTCGTGTTTTTGCAGTCATTCTTACAAGGCCGTGCTCGTTACGGTCTTCCTTCTTGTTGTTATCCATTTGGGGCGACACCATGAGTACTAGGCTACTTTTATTTACCATTCGACCTACTCCTCCTCATCGCCAATGGCATTTTTCAATGCTATAAGATTATCGTTGCTTCGTAAATCTCCCTGCGTAAACAATTTGTCAAACCCTTCCTGAGTAAGCCCTTGTTTCGCTGCTACGAGGCCTAATTTGTTCGTTGCTTGTGTCATACGCATAAACATAGTGCCGGTGGTATTCTTTTTCAAAGAGTCTACCAGTTTTGAAAACAAATGGATTACTACTTTTAAAAGTCTTATCTGCTTCTGCGCTTTTAAAAGCTTTTGTTCCATTTTATCTTTAGTATGCTCTTCCACCGGGTTTACAGGTGCAGTATAGACCTCCAACAACTCATATGCTTTTAACATGCCATCATAGTAGCCCTTTTTAAAGGCACTCCTTCGTACCCTGTTGCATAATGCCGGAAGCGGTAAGGCTTGTAAAGACCTTAAATCAGCTATTTCCAAGGCTGCGCCAACATCCTCATCACTTTCCAGAGTTGGTAGGTTTTTACTCGCCTCGTTTGCCTCTTCTAATGCCGTGGGATCTACTGTCATATCAACAGTTTTGGTATTTTTGTCCTTATCGGCGGCTTTTCCGGCAGCTGCGGGAGACAAATCCTGTACTTTCACTGGATTACTTACCAGATTCTCCACGTTGTCAGTTTCCTTCAATTTGCCGGTAAACGCTACATTTCCACCAAGCACTGGCGATGGCTCTACTGTAATAGTAGCCTTAGAAGTCTCAATCTCTACATCCAGATCGAATGTTTTTTTATCCTCTTCGACAGTCGGATCACTGCTACCAAATTCGGTAGCGCACCTGTATTCTTTTAAAGACTTTATCCAGATAAAGCCTGCTTTACCCTTCAAGCTGATTGCCGGCTTTGCCTTTTGTTCTGTATGTCCACTGTGATGATGTGTCTGTTTAACCGCATCGTTATATTTGGTCGTTAAATTGCCGCTACTTACGTTATGTTCCGGCGGTTTTGTACCTACCTTCCATATTTTTGCTACCGGCAAATTTTCCAGTTCACATAAGTCAAAGATTTTTGTCTTGTCTGTTACTTCCCGCGTAAGATCAAAAATGGCCTGGCCATTATGTCTTAACATCTCAAATTCTACATCAGAGGCGATTATTGGTTTAAACTCTTTGAATGAGTACAACCGGGCCATATTATTATATTCCATCAAGACTCTCTTGAGGAACTTTTGCTCCGAAGCAACCAGCAGCATATTCAATGGCTTGATTAAAGCATACTCCATTGGTCTACCATCTCTAAAAGTAACCAATTGGAACGGATTATTACCGTTAAATGCCAGCACCGCAAAGGTACCATCCAGTCTTCTGGTTACTTCATCAATCATTTTTGTGGTAAATGGCTCTGCCCCATTCTGGGAATAATGCCCAAGAAGACGAATGATTGCTTCACTGTCCACCGTACCGTCTCTTCCAGACTGTAATTGTTGAAAAATTTGATTATGGTTTTTCAGTGTACCATTATGCACACCTATTGTGTCTCGCACACGTATGGGATGATTGTTTTTATTATCCCAATTACCACCTACGGACGATTTACGGCAATGTCCAAGGCACATTACTGCTGGATTGGCGTTTAATTGCCATCTGCGAAGGTAGCCTTCGTAGTTTTCCTCCCCGTTGCCATACCGTGTCGTAAATACTTCAGAATCTACTCCCATTTTCAAGCCGGTATAGAGGCCATTTCTGAATAATGTGGCGATGCCAGTTGCGTCCTCACCACGTACTTTGGTTTCTTGCAGCAATTGAGTTACCAGATAGATCATTGATTTCTGTCTGGCTGTTTCCTCATTTTTATCTGCTTTAGGGCCGAAAATGGCCGCACCTATAATACCGCACATAAATATATTATCCTCCACATTAGTGGTTAATCTTGAAGTACCCTTTATTCTTAAATATCTAAGTCATTTACAACCTTTGGCGGTGGTACCGCCACAGTGTAAGTCTCTTTTTTCCCTTTTACTTTTGGTTTTTTCAGTGATGGGCTGGTGGGGTAGGCGCTATCATCATCACCATCGAAAAAATTAGCCACCTCTTCTACGGCACTTTTGGAGGTGGGCAAAGAAAACGCTTCCATAGCCCAACGAGTACTTTTTTTTCTGATGTACTCCCAGTCCATGTCCATTTCAGGTGCCGGCGCGTCTACGACATCCTTATAGTAAGTAATGCCTGTAGCATCTCTACTGCCTTTTACCTCATCTTTAAATTGCGAATAAGCTGGTTTATGTGTATTATCCACTGATTCAGCGTTGATGTTTGTATCAATTCCTGCTGCGGCAAATGAAGTATTCAAGGTATCCAATGAGGCGCCAGACGTGCTGACAGTGAAAACAGACTTTTTACCACTTAGAGAATGCACGTCGGCGGCATCTATTGTGCCTGTTTTAGTTAGGTTAGGTGTTCTTGACACACCTATCCTATCAGCAAGCGCATCCATAGCTCGCCGTTTTTCGGCAATTGGAGTTTGCTTTTTTATTGGTTTGGCCGCACTTACCATAGAAGAACCACAGTCATTTACAAACTTATGGTAATAATTGCAAATGAGTGGGGTGATCGAGGTTATTTTTGTACCATCAAGAGACACTATATTGTCGAGGTAATTACTTATAAACAACGACATATACATAGGCCGTATGACTGCATTTTTTGCTGCCGATATTTCTGGCATTATCATGGATATGCTCATTATTACACCATCCACTTTATCTGTGTAGTATATTGCACAACAGTGTTTAGGATGAAAGTACTGTACCATAAGCACTGTTTTTTCTGTTTTTTCGGAAGAGGATAAAGCGTTTGTTCTAAGCATACCATTATATTTAAACTTCACGGCGAATTCTGGTATTAAATTACACAAAACCTTGTTAGCGGCTGGAACATCTTTGAAAAATACAGTCGCCGCGCCTCCAGCTAAGGCGTGATTAAAGGCCTCAGTAAAATCCTCCGTTACACTGGCGTCGCTAGACACTTTTGTATAGTGTAGATGCAGAAAAGACGGCTCTGAGGTTACCGTCACTGCCTCTGCTGCTACCTCTGCAAGAGTATTGCATCGATAGTCTTGCCCCACTGGACAAGGATTCATGATTATAATGCCATAATCCCTTTCTGCTGTTGTTACTGCCAAATCTGAGTTTCTCATTATAAACGGCGTACCCACAGGCAATCCGTTACAATTAATCTTAGTAATTACTCTGCTAAAATCTTCTTGATCAGACAGCTGATTCAATTCATATATCTGTCTTGTGGTTAACATGGACTCTCCTTATACTAGATGATTCTGGCATTCACTTTTTTTCTAACTACGGCATTGTAGAACAAATCAATACCTAAAATTGAGTCAGGTACAAAAGGAATTATTTCATAGGCACCTAAACTCCATGCCACAGTCGCGCTGGTCAAGTAAAGATCTGATTCAGCAAATAATATCATACCAGTTTCATAGTAATTTCTTACCGATATGGATAAATTTGTTTTTGCAAGCCACAACATGTGTGGGTTGTCAGTACACATACAGGCTGCAGCTAAGGGGCCTACCGCTGTCTCAGCTGCTTCTTCCATGGCCATGGTAAATGGTGATTTTACAGTGGGCTTATATTTTTTATATAAACTGGATATTAAACTGAAAAATAATTCACCTGAATACGTGCCGTTACGTTTTATACTGAATGGTCGTGTAATTTCGTCCGGATTAAAAATATACCCGGAATAAGCTCCCACAACACGATCTCGATGTACGGGATGTATATCTTCCAATTCAATAGATTCATTTCCTTTACCTGTGTGGCAATGCCCCAACACGGAAAGTAATTTTTTTGAAGAAGCGTCTACACACAACGACTCATCGATAATCTTTGAAATTGAAGGATCGTCAAAAAAAGCCTTTGCGTCACAAGCTTTTCTTATCAAAGTTACACCAGTGTCTGTTGTCAAAGCCAAACCGACTGATTCCGCCTTAGCCTGTTTGGCTGACAACATTAGCGAGTAAAGAATACTTCTTACGAGTGTTTTATTCCTTACGTGATTATTTTTTGTTAGTGCCAGTCCGAAAATTGAACCCATCGTCTCACTCCTTTATGATATCCGCACAACAGCGCCCAAAGAATCGGACCATAGTACTTCACCGTTCTTCAACTTATTGTCTATGTAGCCTTTAATAAAGGCGGTTATATTCTCTGGTAATTCCACCGGCTCGTTACCAAGTGTTTTACTCACCTCAGTAACCCACTCCTCTATGGTTTTGGCTCCATTCACGAGGCGTAAATCAATATACATACTGAGAGCCCCTTCTATGGCGGATTCATCCGGTACTGCAACAACCAAACTTTGTTCTATATCTTCCCATGTTTCGCCTTTACTTAGTCTCAGAGCTGCTGGACGTTCTGCCAGTTGCTCCAGAATACCGTATGCCGGCCCAATGTCCAGCAATATATGTTTAAGCTGACGTACAAGCTCCAACGACTCTTTGATTAAGACATCATAATACTTGTGTAGCTTGGATGTGTTACAGAACCTGTCACCATCCTTCCAACCTTTCTTGTTATTCAAGAGTGTTTCTTTAATTCTGTTGGCATTAACCAACCACTCGTCGCTGCCTACTTCCAATACGCCGTATCTGGAGATCTCTACCGCTTTTATCATCAAGGCGTAAAACATACAGGCTATTGCTGATACAGCGCTTGGTGATAATAGGCCGTCACACACGCGCATTTCAAGATGTAATTGCCTTACATCTCCGGAATTGTTAAACCTGGTATAATTATAATTAACCCAGCCATACTTATTGCCACCCGCATTTTCAGAGACCATTCTCTGAACAGTGTACATGCTGTGGGGAACGGCACTGATGTCTAAAATAGACACTCTGTACTTCTCCCATCTGGTTAATCTGTCTTTTTCCGTAAGGCCCATAGTCATCCAGGTAATTGCATTTTGGTATCTTCTGCATAATTGATGAAAATTGGCCAGTATCACTTGCGGAAGTGGTCGTTCCAGTTCACTTACTGCGTTTGGTATACCCATGGAGCCGCTTTTATCAGTAACCAAGTTTGCATAGTATGCTGCAAGAATATGCATATGAATACTGCATCTTTCATTTACATATGCGCCCTTTTTGACTGCTGATACTATTATATCGTTGGTCATTTTATAAAACTCGAAATAATCCACCCTCCGGCCAATTGTTATTACCTCCATGCCTTTGTTACCGAGTAAACTACCGTCAGTGGTTATGCTATGGACACCAGATTTACTTATTGAACCATAACTATGTGATGGTTTTAATTCCTGATCAACGATGGACCTTATATGATCAGGATTGTGTTTCGGATCGAACTTGTATTCACAAGTGCCACATGTTTTTGTAAAGCCGCCGCAGTTTGTACAAGCGCTTACAAAACCAGAACAGAACTCTTTTGGGCAATGGAATTTGTAATCACCACAATTTGTGCAGGTCTTAATTCCTTTGTCGCACGTGCCTTCAACATTATATTCACAACGAGAAATATCTGGTTTATCTGAACATTTCTCGTAGTTCATACACCAGTTCCAACATGTGCTGTTCTGTAATTTGGAGCAGGGACAGAGCTTATTATCCCCACGGCAGTCCCCTTTACTCTCCGGTAAGTTAAACTCAAATTCCGTGCCCACTTTGATAATCTTGCCGAGCATAGATTTCCAGTACCGCACATCTTGTGCTGACAGTGCTGGTTTACTACCATTGTTAAAGAACAGCCACTTATTGTTATTCATTAATTCCTCCGTAACACATGATCATATAACTAAATATTATAGCCCATTATAGTATAATTTATTACTGTTAAGTAACCAATTATCATCTATACTGTGACTAAACTTATTTTGTAGGTTTATTAAAAATTGCTCAATTGCCGCACTTCTTTTATGAAAACCCACCATCTTACCCACGTCGGTAACTATTTTATCTATGTGTCTGGTGACCCCTTCTGTACCAGGAACACCTACCAACTCAATTAACTCGTGGTTTGATGGTACGTTTGGATATAATTTATTTAAATTTAAATCATTATTGATGAAAGAAAAGTTTGCAAAATCGTCAGTACATAATTTTATTCTGCTTACTATGTCTTCTATAACAACGGCACCCAAAGATAATAAACCAGTTGTTAATATTGGATGTTTCAACATAGCACCGCCAACAACTCTATATTCCAAAGTTCTGTAATCTAAACGGTAATCACCTGCTTTACCATAGGGCACAAACGTGGCACACCTTCTTTGACTATCTTCTATACCTTCTTGTAAAACACAAGGCATACCTACATAGTAATCAAGTACCCTAACTATTTGTTCAATAACAGGTTTTTTTATATCAGTATTTCCTAATAAACTGTTTGGTAAACCAAAATGTAAATGAAACCCAGCAGTTAAACCGCCATAACCTGAGGCTGCATATAGTTTTATATGCTCATGTCCTCTTTTGTTTATATGTGATCTGGCTTCTATCAATTGCTTTCTTATGTTGTTTACAACCACATGTTCATCTATACTTGGGGCAGGTCTTATCTCTGCTAACATGCCGTCACTACCAACAGGATTATGCTTATTGAAGTATCTATTAGCTGGTACCACTTTTTTATCTGAAAGTAGAAAAAATTCTGGGTCACAGCCTAATGTAATGTCGTCTACAACTTTTAAATCATATTCATGTTGATTGCCAACATTTAAAACGTTAAATAGTGCTGATGTTACATAGGCGCTGTTTTCATCTTGTTCTACATCCTCTTTGAACGCCTGCATAACTTGTAGACTTAAAATGTCATTATCAACAGTTTTTAGTCCAATAAATTGTCCTATATCACAGCCTAAAAGTTCTCTATACTTTTGAGGCATTCTTATGGTACGGTCTTCGAGAAATGTAGCTTTGAGATCCATAACATAAGAACATTTCAAATTTAATTTCATGTTTGTCCTTTACCTATTTTACACACCTTACTTCACTACCCCATCAAGCTACTCGTATGCGACATCCCAACTTAATGTATATATTATGTCTGCATCCATAACTACCATTATTTTTGAATTGGTGCTCTAATAAAGAATGCTTATCTATATAATCATAAATGATGGCATCATCTTTATCTTTTGCACTACGCTGTATTCTGCCTATTACTTGTTCTGTTTTAACCATATTTCTAAAAGGTAGGCAAATAAATCCCCTGTTTATTGGGGCATGATCAAAACCTTCTCCCAATAAGGCAGAAGTAGTTACTAAGACAGATATCTTAGCATCACGTAGTAGTTCCAAAGTTGTTTTGTTGTCTTTTGATGAGTAACTTCCTGTGGCTATCCCTGTTTTTGGCCATTGTTTACTAATTTTATTAAATAATATATCCGCGTGATTTCTTCGTTCTGTAATTACTACACAGATGTTTCCTTGTGTTGCTTCGTTTACTATATCTTTTACAATAAGGTTGTTTCTACACTCATCATTTGCTAATTCGGTTAAGATGTTACCAAAGTCGGGGGCGTGGATACTTACACAGTTTATATGACGACAGTGTATTTGTGGTACTATAATATTACCACCCTTTTTAACATCTGCTAATGGCACAGTGTGTAGAATAGGCCCCATAGTTTGAAACATCAACTTATGCATCCCGTCTCTTCTTAGATGGGTAGCAGTTAAACCATACAAATAATATGGATTTAAAGATCCTACCACCTGTGTAAATGTAGTGCAAGGCAAATGGTGGCATTCATCCAATACAACTATACCAAATTGGTTCTTTAATTTATACGTTTCTATTGGATTACGAACCAATGTTTGAACCATTGCAGCAGTAAATACTTTTCCTACATCCCATTTACCACTACCTATTGTACCTATATCTTCTTTGCCTAAACAAGGTAAGAAGCTCTGGACACGTTCAATGACTTGGTTCATTAGAGGTTTTGTATGGGTAAGCCACAGCATTTGCTGACCTAACATAGGTATCAGGCTTACCCCCATAACTGTCTTTCCACTACCTGCTGGCGCTAACAATAGCCCCTCAGTGCCATTTGAAATTAAGTTAGTTATAGCCTTCATTTGATAGTCTCGTAACTTTATGTTAGAGGAGTCTATATCAAAATTAAACGGGCCCATGAACCGCTCATCTTCAATGGTGTAATCTTTTATATTAAAGTCTACAAGTAGCTGCTGTAATCGTTTAAGGTACCCCCTTGGTACACTCAGACTATCATCAGGAAGTATTGAAAAATTAAATAAGGTTGGAGGAATTTTAAAGGTACTGCGTCCATTACTGACGGCACTTTCGTACTTAGGATTCTCCATCCTTAACTCATTCATTATGACCTCTTTCAACACCCCAGGGTCTCTAACCCTGATTCTATTTGCTATTGTTATCTTCATCAATTATTGCCTGCTTCATGCTTTCTCTCCATGCGTCATCGCCGTTCGTAAAAAAAGTTGCTTGCATTGTTCTATTGACTGCTACTGCCGCTTGTTTTACTTTTGTTTTGTTCGCTTTCTTTTCTTTGTTGGTAGTCCCATGAGCACAATCCCAACCGTTACTTGCAAAGTCGTTGTAATCTTGTGAATAATCATCAGCCACCTGTGCTTCAAATGCTTGCCTACACTCTTTTATATACTCACAGGTACTTCTATAATCAAAAGGATTTACCATAACATCACAGGCACCAGATCTACAGAAAGTGTCTTCTATGAATGTTTCTTGTGCATCTTCTCTGGTGGGCCATTCCAAAGTGTTATTTAAAACATTGTAAGCGCAACCCACAAATTCTTGCGGGGATTGCTTATACATAATGTCATAGCAAAATGTGGCATTTGTTGCAATGGTGCATATACCACACTTTCGGCAGTATTTGGCAATGAACTCCGACTTACTCATAATAGATGAGGTGTTACCTCTGCACTTCTTTGAGGTGTTGTCTCTGTACTTCTTTTTTTTCTTGCCCATGTTATTTCCTGTAAACGTCTTTAATGGATCTTCCATCAAGCAACTTCCAGAATGCCCAACCACTCCTTCGTACACCACTTACTGCTTCTGCTGCGGCGGATAATGTATTAAATACTTTATCTGCAACAATATATTGCCCGACAGCATTTATAGTTAATATGTAGGGAATGCCTCTTGATATTCCAATATAACAAGTATTATACGGTAGACCGTCCTTGTTTTCATTCGGATTAATTATATCTTCCCCAACTTCTTCTTCGGTGTTCTTTTTTAATAAGCTCCTTCTCGCCGCCAAAAATGCTTTGGTCATAGCATCCAACTTCTTTTCAAGAAGAGCTACTCGATCTAAAACCGTATTTGGTTGTAACAACTCGGCAGAACCGGCTGAATGTCCACCAAGCATCAAATGTATACCCATGAGTCACTCCTTAAAGCAAATCGGGGCCTACCTTTACACCAGGTAGGCCCCTTGTTTCATGTGCTTGCTTTACATCGGTAAAGCAGGGCCAGTGTCTTTGGTGGTATCCTTCGGAGTGAAGGGCTTATCACCAAGAATGATGCCTGTGATGAAAAAACCGTGATTTTCGTTGTTATTACCCCAGGTGCTGTAATAGGCAGTTACTCGGAGCTGACGGCCGACCGGAACATACTTTTTGATGGTATTTTCCACTTTTGTGGTATCCATGCATACCAACGGAATAATCTGTTCGGCATCAACCCACTGGCCATTGGTATCCAATTTCCTGAAGCGGGTCAACAACTTGACAAAAGCACCTTGCCCTTCACCGACCTTGAAGTACTCCGGCTCGCTGGCTACCTTACCGATGAACTCGGATTCATTTATTGATATGCCCATGTAGGGCGTTGTTGATTTCTCGTTTGCCATAGTTTATGCTCCTTAAAAATGTTTTTGTTGTAGCCACTAATTCACCTATCTCCTCCTCGGTGGGGAGGGTGTTTTCTTTGGCAGTTACATTTGCGGTTAAAAGATCTTCTACGTACTGTGCAAGTTCTTGTCCTGCTTCTCTGAACGCATGATTCTTTATTGCTTTAAATGGTGCCTCCTCTTTTCGAATAGTTAGGATGTTCCTCACATTCTCGGATTTCACTGACATAATCCAAGCCAGTAACTTGCTTGGTATATCAACTACCTCCTGCTCCAAATGGTACAAAAGCTCGCAGGGTTCAAGCGCCGACCTGCTTGCAAAGTACACCAAGTTTTCGTTTCGCATAATAGTGTTTATTATGTTACTTCGATTATTTGCTTTGATGAATTCATGGTGTTCTACAAGGTTAGTAACTCCCCGTAACAGAGCCTTCTTTTTTATGGTATCACAAATCATGGTAGAGGTACTTCTTTCAAAACCATGTTGCACCAGCGTCTCTATATCTGCAGTGCATACTGCGTCTACAACTATGTCTCTTAACGGGACAGCGCCATGTTTCTGTTTGAATATGGAGTTGGCTACCCTGTCTAAAAACATTTCCACTGCGCAATTGGTCTTTTGATCGTCTTTCACTTCGGAGTTTTCCATGATGCGCATGATATTGTAGGCCAATGATATTACAGGGCCTGTATAGCTCTTTACACCTGTGGCTTTATCCACTATATCATTATGTGATTCCATTGTCAATGGGGCAAATGCTTTAATCGCATAATCCTGTAAAGAATACGCTTTTGTGCTCGGCCGACCCATCTTGTTATTTAACAGCGAAATGTTATCATAGCAAGTTTTATTTGGGTTGGTCCATTCTCTCCTTAAAGCCTCCTTAGCTTCAGGCGTATGAAACGAGGCTAAATAAATAACATCACCATCGAAATCCAAACCCAACGATCCCAAACTGTTACCACTTGCACGGATGGTATAACGACACAGCTCATCGTCGGTGATTTTTACCTTTTGCGGGCGAATAGACATGAAGCCTAAGCAAGGGAATCTCTCCACAAGTACAATGTCGTCATTATTCACTTCCAGTACATCCGCCATTGATCTGTGTATCTCAATGGTATTCTTTGGAAGGCTATTACTCAAAGTAGCCACCGCTTTTGCAGAGAACGGGTAGCGGACGGCCATTCCGTAAACACTCAAATCCCCTTTCTTCGTTGATAACGATAAAGCTGTTCTGCCAAAGTAAGCGAATATTGAATTCATCAGCAGTTTGTGGTTTATATCCACAGTTGGGGCCGCGGCGTAGCGGTAACTTAACAACAGGACATTATTTATGAGGGTGGCTGTATCACTTAGGCCGTAATTACCAGTATCGTGCCGCCATGATTTTCTTAATGGCGCAGACGGTATGTAAATCTTGTCACTTTGTACAACAATTTGGCCTGCCGCTGCTGCAACTTCCGAAGGTAAAGGACCCCCTTCATATGCAATCTCACCATTTTCTTGTATGCGCACTTCAAAAGTAATGGGTAATTGAAGAACGAAACCTTCTTTATAAAAATTCTCATCTACCACCGTACCAACTATATTTTCTTTTGGTACAATTGTAGACTTGGATACATCTACTGGTAATACTTTGCTGAACGGTACAACATATTTACCTTCTGGCAGCTCGCCGCGTTTTGCTTTAAGTATGTCCAGCTTCTCTTGCAAATCATCCGCCCCTTGTGCGTAAGACATTACCTCATCAACAATGGCATTATCTTTTCCAAAGCGTGTTGTTAACGCACGCAGTTCTACTGTGGAGAACTTCAACCCGGCGGTTCTTAACCCCCTACCGTTGGTCATGTTGGTATCCGCTTTGGTCCAAAGCATGTCCTCTACATCATGTGTGACCCCCCAAAATACTTTTCCTGCCACACAATTGAACTTTCCGGCATAAGTGTCACATTCCCATGTGCCATCCTCTTTGAATCCCTTTTCTTTAAGGGCTGCCGGCAATGCTGCTATGTCCACAGTAACGTTATCAGCTACTATGGTGGGCTTTTCGTCATTTAAATTATTAGACAGGGCCTCAATAACCTGTCCGTAATTCTTCCTCTTTTGTACTGCTCGTGAAGAAACGATCACATCAATTTTACGCTTTTCCCCGGTTCTGGGATCAACCGCATAACCAAGATCTTTTAATCGAATTACCCCTTTGTTTGCGGATAAATTAGTGAGTTTGACCCCATCCTTTAATTTACGGGTTAGTGCCACTATAACACTGAATGAGGGAACTTTCTTTCCACCTACATTCGTTACAATGTTGTTTATTTCAGAGACCACTGCTTTATCAGCTATCTCTTTGAATGTGGTTACTTCACCATCTGTTGCCACAGAAAGCACGGCGCCCACTTTCAATGAATCCCCTTGTTTTACAGACAGTGTTCCAAACAGCTGGTACCTCTTGTTGTAAGTCACACTTTTGTTTGCGTGAGAAATATCCATCATCAATTGATCTTCCCATACATCAGGAATGTCAACGAATACAGTGAACAGATTCCAGCCAGAGCGTGTAATACCGTGGTCGGCCAGATACTTGTTTGAATCAGTCATAATTAACGGGGATTCATCTCCTCGCATGCCCAAAGTGGAATAAAGATTCCTTTGGGGGTTATGATAGCTTAAACCGAAAGGTGTAAGCCTCCGTAAATCCACGGTCAATATGTAGTTTTTCGAGGACAGCACACCGTCAGATAAGCCCATGGTGGACCAGCCTTTGGGAAAATATTTATCTGCTTTTGCCATTTGGTAAGCATGGCGTACTTTTGGGTTTGAACCGATAAACTCTGGATCAACAATTATGAGTCTTTGATTCATAGCAAAGCTATTCATATAAGTCTCATGCAACGGATAGTCATTTATGAGGTTGTTTATTGTACTTTGCAGATTCTTGATGGTTATAGCTACTGTGCCCCATTTTACCCCGGTGGCTAACTGATAAATAAAAGGCACTTGTTTTTGCAAGTATTGTGGAATGAACTCTGGACATACTTCAAATATTATTTTGGAAATAATACTCAAATAATCCAGGATCTCTCCTGCTGGTTCCAGCAGGTGGTTTCCTAAACTACGTTTAACATCATTGTGCTTTATCAGCAACACTCCATTCTCTGTGAATGGTAACGGGATATCAATGGAGTGCTGTGCCCCCTCCATATCATTCACGTACAACCATAAGGTATTATCCAACAATTCGTGTTTGAATCCTGCTGGCGTTTCCAATACCTTGGAACCGATGTTATTTAACATCCCATTTCTTAAACTTGACGCAAAAGTACTTGTAATGTCACTAACCCGTTTATTAATCAGTTCTATCACGAAAGACTACCTCCACAATGTGAAAAATTACTTGGTATACAGCATTCAGATACACTGTACTGGACCTGTATTATATGTAACAATTCATCCGATTTAAAGTTTACTTAGATCCTCCTTCCATTGATCTGTTTCTCTAATGATGCTAGCCGCGCTGCGACCATTTTTTAACTGTTCACCTCTTGTTACATATTTAATATACTCATAAGCTTGTGTAAAACAAACCTGTAATAACAAACTCTTGAAAAGTACTTCCTCAAAGTGACTTTTAAGCATTCCGTGATTCAATGAGAGTTTCTGTAAGAGTTGTTGGTAAGGACCATTAAGTGCCACTATCTGCGGAGGAAAATCAACCTCGTTAATAATATTAATTAGTCGATGTGCTACCACCAGCTGACCAAACTTCTCACCTATTTTAGCAAGTTGTTTTTCTCTTGGCAATAGCACAAATTCACTAATGTCCTTTAAAAGGTCAGCGCTGATAAAGTTCGACTTAGGGCTTTTTCTACTTGATGCCCAATTCAATAATAAATACCTTGTATCTTCTGGATGAAGGATACTTTTTGCCCAACACAGCTGTTCAAGAATAGATATTTTACTGAGATCGACTGCAGCTGCTGGAGCTAGTACCACTTTCGGTATTTCGATTAAATCTTTCCTATCCGTACTCCTCATAATTAATTCATTTAAAAAAGAAAGATTTTTACGCAACATTTTTATGACAGTAGACGGTGGTGTCTCAAAGGGGACAATATTTAAGACACGTTTCTTTTCACAACGACCACCAGAAGACTTATAACCGAAACGATCAAAAAATATTGTAACCTCCTGGACGGCTCCGAAATCCTCCATAAGTATGTGGTCTATTTGGCTTACATATCCTGTACTACCCGTACAAGGGCCCATGCTACGCAGTAAACTGCTACCAAGTATCTTTATTTTGGCGCCTATCGTGAACATTGTTAATTCCCCTCATGTTAAACAGTAAGTTGTACCAGCTCATCATAATAATCAGGCTTTTTCCCTGCTAGCGCAGGTCTTATGCAGCCGTTTATACAATTATGGTAGCTTTTTTTATATGATCCCATGTACAAAGTTACTTGTTGCTGTAGTAGTGCCTCTAGAAAGCGCAGCTCGTTCAATACCTCACTTCGTGCTTTAACAGTAGTTAAAGTATTAACCATGTTTTTAGTTAAGTCGTCTAAACTACTTTTGGCAATAACGTCCTTGAAGATATTTAATATAAAGTTTGGGGTTTTAGGCCAAAAATTGTAGTTATTTAATTTATTGATGTGATTTAAAAACATTACTTTTGACAAAACAAAAGCCAAAAAGTCTAAATCTGTTACGTACTTTAGATTTGCGTTACCTTCATTTGTTGGCTCATATACAACGATGTTGAAGTCAACACCGTTGGCATTTGCCACCGCTTCAATAAGTTCTTGCAACTTTGTATCTGTAGCCCATACAAGAGGTATTGTTATAGCACAATAATCCAAACGTGGTTTACCCGTTTTTCCACGTTTTATCACCACTAATTTGCATCGGACCAGACATGCCTGCTGATCCATAGTCCGTTCCATGTGTGAAAAATACATTACTGATCCTGGACTGAAAAGACCACATTTTGGATCTCTAATACTTACTATTTTGGTTCCAGGCTCATAGAGCGCCGTGTATATCATTTAAACCTCCTCAAGTGTTTCCACTCTGAACCAATCAAGTGGACTGGCTTCCGATGTAGCTGAAAGAGACTTACCCGCTGTATAGGCAGTGATACTTTTTATTCTTGGGGTTACATACAATCTACTTTTTGTACAAGGATCTTTGCCCACTCTTTTTACTGCTAATGCGATTCGCAATCCAGTAGTGTCTAGATCTGCCGTTTCCAAGACAGAAACCACATCTGTAATTGCAACTGTTTCTTCTGACAGTACTTTCCTGACTGCCTCAGTGTCTCTTTTTATAATTGAGAACAGGTTGTCATCAACTACCCCCAACAATCTCCCAACGAGATCAGGTTTCGTGATGTTCTTCCCGTATTGGGTTATTCTCGTTAGTTTCTTCTCAGCCATTATGTAGTCTCCTTCAAGTTAAGCAAAATGCATTTCTTCTGTCTCTGGAATTGTGTCCAGCATTTCCTTTGCTTCAGAAAGCACTTCATCATCTACGGTGGATTCATCAATAGTTAGCATTGTCTTAATTTCGTAACCGTAGATAATATATATTTGTTCTATGTCTATTGCCGCGGTCGCATCGCCGTCAAAACCCGACACTAACTCCTGAATCTCTTCGGCAACACCCAAGACACCTTTGCTTTTTACCTCAAAGGCACCACCGGTTTCGTGGTCTTCGTCCATTATCAGTAAAAAGGTCTTTACTCCTTTGGGTATACTTGCCGGCAAAGTTGTTGCTTCTGTCAATACCCCATGTAGTACTCCATAATCCAGACTATCAACAGCTGGATACTCAATTAAGGAGTCTGCTGCCTCAACTACCTGATCACACACTTCAACAGTTCCAATGAGAACACTTGCAAAGGACTCTGCTTTCGGACAGATGATGATGACCTCACCTCCCACGTTTTCCTTCAACGAGTCTTTCACTGTAAAGTTACTGTTCATACAATTCTCCAATGCTGTCAGCAATGTTTATTATATCAATGCCTATTTCAACAAAAGCATTTTTATTTCTGCTGTGCTCCGTAAAGAGCTCCGCTATATGCAACGCCTTTACTTCACGTGTACTCGATACTTTAAAATGCACTGTATTGGACAAAATTAATTTGTACACCAATGTTTTTATTTTTGTAGTATCGGTATATGTTGACATGAAAGACAATATGTCGTTTTCAGCGATATCGTAACCAAACTGAGCCTTTACGTGTGCTTTCACATACTGTTTTATATTGGCGTGGTGTATACCCGCTTTGTACATGGAAGTATACCAAGCGGGTACAACATTGTATCGATTGAAAGACCTTGTACATACGATCCTTCCATCATGGAGAAGCATGATTAAATGAAGATCAACAAGGTCAGGCGTTTGATCCGACTGCGATTCTTGCATTTTCTGTTCCTGTGTAGAGTTTTGTAAACTCATCTATTGGTAACGTAATAAACTCCTTTATTGCTTGCCAATACCATTGGTATCCGGCAGAAGTCCGTCGTAAGAATTCAGGATGATATTGTACACCAAAACACAATGTTTTCGGATATAGTATAGCCTCTACTTCCTGGTCATTATAGGCCTCCTCCATATCAGCAGTGCCGATGTACGTTCTGGATCTCCTTTGTGTAGACCACCCAACCACATACCCGCCTTCCCCCGGAAGACACATTTGGTGATGGGTTGAGGACACTTTGATTATTTCTTCGGTTCTGTGGCTGGAGAATGTATGCTCTACTCCGTGGTTGGTTATATGATGCATCATCCGTCCACCGGACATAACGTTGATGAATTGACTCCCACGACAAATACCTGTCATACGAATATCATGTTTACGGGCGTGGTTAAATACCTCTTTTTCAAAAGCATCTCTGGCAGGGTGGTCAACACAATAGCCCTTTGGACTCGTATCACCATATAATTCAGGGCTGACATCAGCACCTCCGGTGAACAATACCAAGGAAAACTCTTCGGGTTTTTCAAAGAAGTCTTTGACCTCTCCTACTATTGTACCAAGACCCGATACTGCGTAACCGTAGTCAATTGATCCTACAACAAGTATCTTTTTATTTAATAAATCGCCAGTCATGAATACTCCTTAATCTTCCGGCAAATCGGGGACTGAATCCCCTTTCGCGGGTTTCGTGTTGACAGTGGTGTAACACACATCTATTACTTCTGCCACTGGAATAATTCGTTTAATTTCTGAATCAACGAAGCTTACAATGTAACACGGATCTGGGTATACCCGCTTCGGATTGTCAATTGCCGGAAAGGTTATTTTGTTAACCGCAGGGCAATCAGGCACGAGGTTACCCCCAGTCGTGCCGTTCGCATTGTATTTGAATATTGGTGGTTGATCCACGATAAAATGTTGCGGCATACCTTGTGGAACGTTTTTTAGAGAAATCGAGATGATTTTCTGTGTACTTGCCATTTTGTTTTTTCTCCTTACTATGTGTTAAGATAAAGTAGTACTACCCAACCAGCCGCGAAGCGGGAAAAACACCACCCACTTACACAGGCCAATACCCGTCGGCCACCTTCTCGAGCTGTGCTACTTCACGGTTAAACACATACATCATTGCTTTAACGCTTTTCCCCTCCGCTGTGGTAACTTCCACCTCTTTCCTGTTGTATAGATTGTTGGCATTATCAGGACCGCGGTAACCTTCAATGGAATCCAGCCGAGCAAGTATTTCTTTCCTTTTATCATCAGGGTACTGATGCAACTCTCCCACTATCTCTGTGTCACCATCGAGAACCACCGCTGGATAACTTCCCCCAACACTGTACATGGTTCCCTTTACCTTTGCCTGGGTAACAAAACTACGCATCCTATTGAATTGGTGTGCATACCTGCCACCAACTTTTAGTGTGCCATATACAAACACTTCCATAATAATCGCTCCTTTAAAATATGGGTTCTGTCTGTTGAGCAGACATAATCGCTTCATGCAGTGCACTACTAGTACTGCCTTTGGCATTAACCCCTTTCCGCACGGGGACTTTGCCATGCGATAATTTACGTGCAAGGTACTTGCGTGGTATATGATTAGACCAACCATCCTGCGTAAGCATATGCACATACCGTTCTAATGACATACTATTGCTCGATGTAAACTCACTTGCCAAGTAGATGGCTTTATCCTGGCAGTCTTTATATGCCCCAGGAACAACTTCCAATACTTGCCCATTATGGTCCATTACCATGCAATTACATCTTAAATTATTTGAGTGTTCTATGACGCTGTACGCGTTTATATCGTGTTTAGCTACTTTTACTAACAGCACCTTTAAACCGTACATATTTACAAAAACAAGTGCATCATTATTTCGACGTGTTACCCATTTTGATGAGGCCTCAAAAGCCTGCCACATCAGCTTATGGTC